CGCCTTAATCTCTGTTGTAGTCTCTGTTGTAGTCTCTGCAATTAAAGATGGTACGTTTCCGCCCATCCAGTTGGGCGCTTTCGTACCATCTGGTTGGTACGTTTCGTGCAATCTAGTTTGCAGCTTTTGCCACTTCAGCCGGTAGTGAAGCTTGGCCGGAACGCCAACTCTCTTCTCCTCCAGAAAGCCATGCTTGCGCAGAAGCTTCCGTGCAGTCTCCTGTTCACGGCGGAGCATACCGGTCTCTTCTGCCCACTCCTCGCGGGTCTTATAAAACCATCCTGTGTCATCGGAGGTACGCTTGCTCCAGTACACGATTTGCGACAGCATCAGCGCAGCAGTTACGCTGCCCGTCAGCTCCACAAACACGCGATGGAACGCGATAGGTCGATCTAGTGCGTCAAGAATACTCAAGGCGAGAAAAACTCCTTCACAGATAGAAACAGGCAGAAGAGAGATGTGAGGTTCTCTCTCCTGCCGTTCTGGCTTCCAGTGGTTCGCCGGAAGGCCTACCTGCTGGCGCAAGGTTTGTTCAATGTAGGTCAGAGCCTACACAAGCGCAAGCAAAAAACGACATGCTTGCTCTGTCTTACTCTGTGTTACCCGGACCTACTCTGCGTGCGTCTCTGCCGAGTTATCTGCATCGACTGCAGGCTCGTTTTCGACTGCAGGTTCATCGTCTTCGTCGCTGACATCGCTGCTGTCTTCGTCATCGTCCTTCAGCTCATCGCCGACGACGGCTCCGCTTTCCTTGGCCTGTGCCACCTGCAGTTGGGCAGTGTTCTCTGCATCGGCGAGGGCTTCGGCCGCTGTAGGGAACTCACCGGAGATGCGCTGCTCGTCATGGTTGGAAAGCACAGAGGCCTTCGCCAGTACGACATTCATTCCACCGGTCAGGGTGACGACGCGAACACCTTCGTACAGCTTGTTGACGGTCTCCGGTACTTCTGGAGATGCGTCCTCCGGCTGTACAGGGGCATCAGGCGCGTCCGATACGGGATCAGTGTCGGTAGGAGCCGACTCGTCCGCAGGAACGCTTCCTTCGGCCTCCTGTGGGGCATCGTGGGTGGCCGTAGCTTCCTGACGCTCGTCAAGCTGCTGCTGTTCGTCGGCCACGGCCTGTTCATTGCTAACGTTCTGGTCATCAGACATGGTGTTACCTCCGCTTTCTAGATCAAATGCATGTTGAGAAGTTCGATCAGCTCTTCGAACTCAGGATGACGCTTCAGGATGTCCAGAGCGCGAGCATAGCGGTCGCGATCACTACGGGCATTCTCAAGCTGACGCTCAATACGATGCGACAGAGACTCGCGAAGTCCGAAGGCTTGTGCCTGTCCCTGAAGCTGGCCTCCATAAGTCAGCGGAGGAGGGCAGCCATTCACAAAGCTCGCTTGCGCCTTCTCTGCATTCACCGCGTTGATCTTTTCCTGAACCTCGTCAGGTACGGGTGGTTGATACTGCCAACTCATACGTCTCTCCCTTTTGTTCTGAACCGTTTTATGCTCTGCCATCCGATACGGCTCCTACGGGCAGCAGGCGTGTACAACGCAGCGATAATGTGGTGTCAGGCGTCGAATCGTTGCGATAACGGGATTGTCACGGCTGCTTTCGATAGTCGATGACCGCGAAGGCAGATCGAATGGTGATCCATCCACCCTGTCCTTCTTTTGTGCTGTCGCACTGGAGCTGAGGATTGTCAGGGTAGCGATGATCGCAAACAGGCTCAACTGTATCGACCTGCATAACCTCGTTGCCTTCAGCCACAAATTCGATGTGATAGACAAACGTTGCTGGCTTGTACTCTCCATGGTCTTCTTCACCCCCCTCCTATCTCTCAAAGGGAAAAGTCACCTAAAACGGGATATCTTCGTCGGTGATCTCTTCGTTGTGAACGTTCTGCACCCGAGCCGATGAAGCTGGCTTCGCTGCATTCCGGTTGCGGCCGAAGAGAGAATCCAGCTCTCGGATTTCCTTGTTGCCAAGCTGCGGCAAATCAAGAGCCTGTGGTGGACGGCTGAACTGCCAGCGCTCACGCGGTTCGCCTTCGAGATCGTCTTCATGCTTGCACCACAGGTTGACCTGAATGCCACGCATATCGACGTGCTGAGGATGATCGGGATTGAGCTGCGAGACCTTCTCTCCATCGAAGCCAATCGACTTCAACTGCTCCGTGACGAAGGGCACCGTCTTCTCTGAGATCACCTGATAGATGGTGCGTTCGTACTGTGCCCTGTGCGGCTTCAGGCCGTCGGTCCCTTCGGGATAACCCAACACCTTCACCCGCCAAACGATCTGTGGTTTATCGCTCTTCGTGCGTCCAATGCCATGCTGCGTAATCTCTCCGACGTGCAGACCCTCTTCATAAAACGGCTTACCCATTGACGACCTCCTTGATTGGTTCGGCTACGGCCGTCTCCGGCTCTGCTGCTGCACTCTGCGGCTCAATCCTGCGAGCCGCCTTCAATGCGTTACTCAGAGCGGTCCAGCCTTCTTTCGCCGAATCACCCATCTCGATCTCCTGCGGAAGCCCCATGCGGTTCTTTGCATCGAAGATCGGATTCGGCTCTGATCCGGTATAGAGAATGCGATAGCTCTGGTCAGAGGCCTTGCCCTTCTTACCGGGATCGGCCGTCTTGGTCCCTTGCTTCACCATCACTTCGTAGTTGCCGAAGAAGATCGCATCCAGCCAGCCCTGCGTCACGCTCCAAGCCTTGTCATGCATCTTCGGTACGTACCTGTCGTAGTCCGCACCTGCAGGATTCTTGAAAGTTTTGATCTGCGTGTGCATAAGAAAGAACACGGTCATGTTGCGTTCCAGCCGCAGCTTGTCCAGCTCGTTCTGCAGGTGCTTCCAATCGTCCATGGCCACCTCGTAGCCGCGCTGGTATCCAGCAAAGCCGCGCTCTCCCCAATCGCCACCGAAGTCCCTTTCGCATACGTACTCGTACATCATGCGTTCGGCACCGTTGGCAGTATCGAGCACTACTGTCTTGTAATCGTGAACACCAGTGCGCAGCAGTCGAATAGCAGAAAGCAATTCGCTCCAGTCCTGCAGCTCTGGAAAGTGGGAGGTGGGTGGAATCTGACCGGCATCGATCAGGGTATTCAGTCCGGTCTCTCCTCGGGTCATGAGGAAGATCGGGTTCGGGCTGTAGGCCAGCACCGAAGTCTTACCGAATCCCGGCAACGCATGGAATGCGTACCGTTTTGGAAGAGGGTTCTTACTCTTCGTGGCTACATCAGCAAGAGACAATGTTCTTGCTGAACTGCTTGGCGTAGTGGACGAACCCGACAGCGGTTGCCGAGCCGTGCGCACAGGGTTAGCCATGCTGTTTTCTCCTTCTTATTTACTGCGTTTCAACATCGGTAAAATCCTCGTCTCATACCATTGCGCCATGCGCTGATGAGTCTGAGCATGCTCAAAAATCTGCTCTTCGAAGCCCACCCATTCCAGATTGGAAAAGGCGCAATCCATGCACCGATACACACCCTTGCCGTTCACCTTCGATACCGGGAAGAAGCGCAGCTCTAGGTTCGGAATCATTTCCGGAGGAGCAGCAGGCTGAATGTCTCCCATGGATGGGCGATGAAGAAAAAAGGGCACGCGAATCTCTCTAATCTCCGGGTGGATCATGCGGCCACCGCCTGAAGCTCCATCAGCGTTCGGAAGTAGGCTTCGTTTGCCGAGTGCCAGAGGTTCCCGAAGAAGAGAACTTCCTTCTCCTCTTCGTCCACCTTTTCGTAGCCCTGTTCATAATCCAATTCATGCTTACGGCGACAGGTCTGAAAAGTACGGATACGGCTATTGGTAAGCACATCCACGCCACGGCTCTGGCCGATGATGGGCAGCTCATTGTGTACATAGTCCCTCTTATGCCAGCGGCCACTGTCTAGCGTGTCGTGTCCGCTGCATACGCCGAGATAGCGACAGGGAGAGTTGTAGGTCATGCACGCACCAGAGTTGCGCGGGTTGCGTCCTGTGGCTCTGGTCTGCAGGATGTCCTGACCGTGGTCCCACAGTTCGGTGGCGTACTCATGAACTTCTGAGTCCAGCCTGACGAGCTGACGACGCTGGAAGTACCACTGCGGCCGCTCCACTGTGCAGTCATGGATCAGACGAGAGGCGTACATCATTGCCGACTCGCGTGGCTTCTCATCGTTCATCACTGCGCGTACATCTTCCGGGTCCACCACGCGGCCGTAGTACATCCCGGTCTCAAGAATCTCTTTGGCTTCCGCCTTGGTCAGTTTGCTAGGAGCGATACCGGGCTTCCGCATCACGTCCCACACCGCACCGTCTACGCGGTTCCCATTCAACCACTCCAGCAGCATGTAATGGTTCACCTGACCTTCAATGCGAAGCTGCTGCCAGTAGGCAGCGTTGGGATCGCTGATGTCGGAGGAGGTGGTCTTGTGATCGAAGATCACCTTCGTATCGGTCGCCAGCTCCGTAGCCCGTACGTCGATCTTTCCGGCGACGGTAAAACTCCGGCTCTTGCGTTGGGTTTCAGGGTTGATGAGATCGCTAGTCAGGACGGCTTCTACGCCGTCGATCCGGTAGGGTGCACCACCCCAACGGGCATCGTAACCATGCATCAATCCGTAGCACCGGGCAGCTACCAGAGCGCTCCGGGGATCGTCGGACTGCAAGACCGGGGTGATTACCTTCAGTGCGGCTGCGAGGGGTTCAGTCACATGGCTCCTATGTAGGCTGCAACCTACACCGTAGCGCAAGCGATTCGGTTTTGTCACCTTCTAAGTTGCTGTATTTTCTGTGGTTTACAGGGTAAATAAGGGTACGCCAAGGCTACATCGGGCAAATGTAGGTCACGCAGGGGTATTGCTTGGGATGCCCCTTGCATGTAACTTTTGTGTGTGACTTTAATCGCTTGCGCTTGTAGGCTGGCGACAACAATCAATCAGAGGAGGTGCAACATACTGTGAATGACCTATGCATGCGGGACATTATGTCGATGCTGAAGGACTCAGGCAGCCGGATGATGTCGCAAAAAGGCCACCTAAAATATGAGCTGCCAAACGGGAAGCTCTTCGTTTGTCCTAAAACCCCAAGCGACTATCGAGGTGTACGAAACTGCCTCTCCGCTCTTCGCCGGGAACTTCGCCACACCCATCCAGCGATAGCGGATCGCGGCCGGAACATACGAAAGAAGACTGCACTCAGTAACACCATCGGCGATCTCCTTCAATCCAAGAAATCCATCTCCGCATTTTCTGCCATACCGGGCAGCGAACCCGTACCCGAAAAAGAGATCGACTTCACTATCATTGCTATGCCCGAAGACCTAAAGGTCGAAGAGCAAGAGCCTGTTCACCGATCTCCCCGTAAGATTCGTGCTGAACAGAAACCAAAACCCTCCAGTTACCGCACCCTCACAACCGAACAGATGGAAGAGGCGAATCGTTTACTCCATGCTGAGGGCGATGAGGCGATGAACACCTTCATCAATCAGTGCAAAACAGAAGAGCATTTTGTTCGCAGGGCTGCTCCTGCAGCGCCTTTGGTTCCGGCTCCAGTCCTAACATTACCCACAAGCGAGGATGACTTCATGTCTCAACTGCTAGAACGCGCGCGTAACGAACTGAGCGCTACCAACGTGCGCCTCGAAGAATACGAAAAACAGTTCGCCGCTCTGAAGGCCCAACAGGATCAGGACGTTCTAAAGCAAACGCAACTGGAACAGTACATCGCCAAGCACGAACAGCTAGCCGCTGAAGCTGCTGACCTGTTGCCCCTTCTCCCATCGCTCCCTGTCGTAGTCGAAGAGGGTCCCACAAAGAAGCGAGGCCCCGGAAAAGCCGCCAAGGCTGTCAATCTTTGCGGTTACGGCATCGGTGCTATTCGCGAGCGTGTCTTCCCTCAGCTCGTCGGTAAAGAATTCCGTGCCGACGACGTTCTAAGGTTGGCTGAATCGCTCCCGGCTCCGCATCCCTCTCGCGCACAGCTCCATACGTGGCTTCTGGCTGAAGTGAATCGCAAAGGCGGTAATGCCTCTATCGAACGAACCGGCATTCCCGGTTGGTTCCGCGTCAGCTCCATGAAGTTTCTTCCTCCTGCAGTCCCGGTCTCCCAAGTAGCCCATGCCTAGAACCTCATTCACGTCGGAGCAGTCAGTAAAGATGCTCCGGATTCGCTACCCCGATGCGGAGAGCTGCGTTGCGGCTCTCTCCACCGCCTCTCGCCTCTCTGACAGCGTGCAGCGGGAACTGCTGATCGAAGACCTCTTCATCGCGTTTGAAGTTGCAGGCTTTGACCGTCGTCAGATCACCGCACTCGGTCTCAAATTTTGCGAAACACAGGAGCCAACATTGCCCGAACAGGAGACAGCTATGCCCCGCACCAAAGGATCACCCGAAAAAGCACCGCGCAAACGCAGGGACGTAGCCAACAGCCCCTTCCACACTGCACTCAAGAGCGCAGAAGCTCTCCTCACACAGAGACGCAAAGCGCTGATCGAAGCACAGGCCACTGTACTCCGGCTGCAGATGGAGATTCCGAATCTAGAGAGCACGATCAACGCTCTCAACCGTCAGCTCAATCCATCCGCTCCGCCTGCAGGTTTACTGCAGGTGCCGGTACTGGTAACCACTGGCAAGGTCAATGGCGCTCCCATTGATGAGGCTGTAGTAGGCCACGAAGTACAGGAGGGCATGGGTGTAGTGCTGGCGACCCCTGAAGGCGTGCCACCGCAGGAACAGGCTCCCGATCTGGACGCTATACCGGGGATGGGTGGAACGTGGTCATAGGTGGGAATGAAGAGTTTGGCCGTGAGTTGACTGCGGCTGAACTCAAAGAGAAGACCGTCGTCATTCTAGGTCGCGATGGAGACCCCGCCTGTATCACTACATGGGTGGGAACCATCGGCGAGAAATTCATTTCGTTCCAAGCTGGCGAGATTGGCCTGATCTTCATCGCGAAGCGTATGCCCGATGGAACTCTGCAGGATGACAAAAGCAGACGCATCCACGTCTTCGAATACTTGGGAGATATATGACGATTCTGAAGCAGTTGAAGCAGCAGATGCGTGAGGCTGACGATCAGTACCCTTTGCTGCCCGGCCTCTGCTATCGTTCTCCGTTCGGCTTCGTGTTGGCTCACGGCCGTCAGTACGTCGGCAAGTACGATCATCGCTGGCCTATCGGCGTTCAGAAACAATGCTTCGGCAACGCCATCGCCAGAGCTGGCATAGATGGCCTGAAGTATGTCGAAGGCTTCGCCGTTTCTCCTGACGGTAGGGTCATTCTGCACGGATGGAACTCCGATGAAAACGGCACGTTGATCGATACGACGTGGGCCAACACTGGTCTGTGCTACTTCGGCGTTGAATTCTCTCTAGAGCGTGCCGACGATGCTTCATGGAACGGTGACGCCTGCGTGCTGAATGACGAGCATCGCAACTACCCCATCTTTCAGAAGCCATGGACCGGCGAAGACTACAGCATCGTCTGGCCCTATAGTGATCGCGTGGAACGCCTGTACAAGCGTGATCCCGAGATGCCTGCGAGCGTAAAAGAATGGCTGGCTACCCAATGAGCGATGGTATTCCGGATGATCTTATCGATGCGATGACTGCCGTGCTGGAGCGCATGCAGGTCAAACAGGTTGAGCATCGCGTTCGCATTCTCGAAAGCAAAGAGAATCGCATCTCCAATCTGGCGTACCTCTGCTGGAGCAAGGGCGACCTGAAGTTCTATCTCTGCGAGAATCCGGTCTACAAAGAAGCCATGCGAATCAAAGCGGAAAAGCCTGACCTGTACGAACAGCTCACCCTTCTAAACGAAGTGGGTAGATTCAATGGCTATGCACAGTTCCCATCAATGCCCCTGATCGCTCCCGGTTATCGAGGCATAGCCGTCTACGTCCCGGTTCATGGAGGCATCACCTACTTTCAGGACTGGTGGGACGGCTCTGTAACCTACGGTTTCGATACGGCGCATGCGTGCTCTGGAGAGAGTATAGAGATCATCAGCGACATCGGATGGATGATGGCCGAGACAGAGAGCATGGCGCGAGGTATCCAGATCGCTGCACGCTTCGAGCGCTACTATCTGAACGCAAATACCAACGAGCGCAAAGCTGTCGTGCTGGATCGCATGGGCAAGTTCCTGCCGATGGACGAACCGAACACCAGCGTTCTATTGAACCTCCTCGCTGGCGAACTCTGATGCCCTGCCCATCCTGCCGACGAGAACATAAGCGCAGCAAAAATGGTCCATGCCCACGCTGCTACAAGCGTGCGTACAAACAAACCTCGACCGGAAAGAAGGCCGTAGCTGATGCTGCGAAACGATGGGTCAAAGCAAACCCGGAAGCCAGATTCCGACACGTCGTCACCTACAGGGAGAAAACTGGCTACTATGTCCCGCCCGAACTCCATGCCCTCAACAGCGCCGTCAAGCGGCTCGAAAAAGCGCTGGAAACAACCGCAAACCATTCGAGGTTTCGCGAACCAAGTCAACGCCGTCTGCACGCAAGTGTTGAACGGGGAGATTGGCTTGAACGAAGCAAACGCCTACAGCCAGCTCGCGCGAGTCGTCGCCCAATCGATGACCGCTGAGACTCGTCGCGCCATGTTCCTGAAGAAGGCTCCAAGCCTCACCTTCGATGACGATGTATTTGAACCCTGAAAGGAAACCCTATGCCGCCATCCCTCGCCTACGCTTTTCTGGCGCTGTTCGTAGTCTTCGCTGTCGCTCTTCTATGGAAACCAACCTACGGAAGATGGTTTAGACGGAGACGAAGAGAGTAATAGGAAAGGCCTCCGTTCTCACCCGGAGGCCTTTGTTGTTTCTTCTACTGAGGACTATCCAACTTCCAGCATTCTCGCTATAGAAAGGTTCCGCAATCACTGCAGACCCACTTCGTTCGTGTCGTGAAGGTCTTACGGTAATGGATGCAGGTTGCCGGGTCTGCGTGGTATCCCATCCGGCGCATCCATATGCTCACCACGTAGCGGCTGGAGTCTACCCGATCCCCTACATCTACGAGCTGCACCGCCTCTTCATCGCGAAGAAAGCGCTCACCCGGCCGCCCCTTCTCAATCGATGTAGGCTCCAGCGCACGTCGCCCATTCGTCAGCCTGTTCACCAGTTGCCTCCAGCCGTCTCTGCCTCGCCGAACGTACAAGGCCCACACATGCCAGTGCAGGGCACCGTAGGCTTCTCCCCACACACGAAGCAGGGTGTCTTCCAGTCCGGCTCCGTGGCTTTGCTGTCGGCCTTCTTACGGCCTTCAGCCTTCCGTGCTTCACGCCTATCAAGCAGATTCTCTGGCATGGATTTCCTCCGCTGTTACGCTGCCGGGTCCCTTCTTTTTGGCGAGCGGAGGAATCGTTCGGATCATCTCGCCTACAGCCGACTGAGGAATACGAACCGCCCCGCCCATGATCTTCACATATCTAATCTTGCGCAGTAGAATCCACCCTCGCACCGTCTTTTCCTTGACGCTCAACTGCTCCGCTGCCTCTGCGACCGTCAGATTGCGGTCCACCACTTCCAGCTTTTTGGCTTCCGATTTGCCCTTTACCAAAGCGATACCTCCATGTAGGTTGTAGCCTACAATTACTTAATCTTGCCGTCAATGCCATATAATTTTACGCACCATGTCCACCTACAAACCTAAAGGGCAACAAGTTTTCGTGATGGATTTCATTTTTCAGGGAGTCCGAATCAAAGAATCCACACACCAGAGAACCAAGTCTCTGGCCAACCGAGTCGAACGCAATCGACGTGAAGAGCTGGAATCGGGTCGCAGCGGTTTCAAGAAAGCAGAAGGTCCAAAGCTCTTCAAAGTTGTAGCTGAAGACTGGCACGACATGAAGAAGGTTAGCTGGTCAGAGAACACAGCTCGAATAGCTCGCACCGATCTCGATCACATCCTCCCGGTCCTTGGCATGAACTTCTCCACTGAACTATCGGCCGAAGACATCGCCAGCTACCAGCGCATTCGAAAAGAGAAGGGTGCCGCCAACAAAACCATCAACAATGAGATAGGAACCATTCGAGCTGTCCTCATCTTCTGTGGTCAGTGGGCTCGCGTTCAGGGCAACACCAAATCCCCCAAAGTGAAAATGCTCAAGCAACGTGAGAGCCATGGTCGTGCTCTCTCTGCCGACGAGGAGACCCGGCTTCTGGCTGAGTGCTCCAAGTCCCGTTCGCGATCTGTGATCGTGATCGCAATCGTTGCCCTATACACCATCGCCCGGTTTGGAGTCATCGTTCGGCTGAAGTGGAAGAACGTCAACTTTGCCTCCCGCTGCCTGCAATGGGGCAAAGACAAAACCGTCTCGGGAGATCACCGCATCATCCCGCTCGCGGGGAAGGCGTTCCTTACTCTGCAGATGTGGGCTGAACAGTTCCCCGACCGCAAGCCCGATGATTATGTCTTCCCTTCGGAGCGGTATGGTGGGAGCGGCCACCTCTTCAAACCCGGCAAGACGACAGACCAGAGCATCGCCTACGACACGGACCCGTCCACCCACATCGGAAGTATCAAGACAGCATGGCAGGGAGCGCAGACTAGGGCTAAGGTTCGTTGCCGGGTCCATGACCTACGCCATACCGGCATCACCCGGATGCTGATGGCTGGAACCTCCCTCCAGCAGATCGGCGAGATCGCAGGCTGGAGCCCGTCACAGTATTTGCTGATGGCTCGCCGGTACTCCCATTTCACCACGGAGCAACATCGCGATGCGGTTGAGTCTATCGGGCAGCTACTCCCACCAGCTTCCCACTCTTTCGAGCAGTCCCACCGAAAGTCCCACCGATTCACCGATTCCTCACCGGCCTCTCAAGTCTAAGTTGTTGATTTTATTGGCTCCGCAGGTAGGACTCGAACCTACAACCCTTCGGTTAACAGCCGAATCCGAAGGCTAAAATAGCATCACCTACACTTACCCTGCATTACTCAAAGCCCGCTGATGAAGCGGGTTTTGTGCGTTTTGCATCCACGATGTGTTGCCTACGTTTGCCCGGCATTGCCGCCTGTACCCCCACCGAAATCCCCACCGATTTTCTGAACAAGAACGAAGCCGCTCTTCCCGCTAGGCTCGTACAGCTTCTCTGACCAGCAACACCCCTTGAACTGGCAGGCTGGCCGATCACAGACCGACATCGATGCCTCTGGCTTCGCCTTCATCCCGGCCAGCCTATCCAGCTTCCGAGCTGCCATGTCCCGGATTCTTTCGAGCTGGACCTTGGGAGGTATGGGCAGGTCCTCCACAAAGCAAACGTCCCGGAGGATGTCATCTTCGAGCATGGCTTCGAGCCATGTCTTCGTGGTGATCTCGTCACGCTCCTCCCGCCAGACCTTTGCCCACTTATCAGAGAACACCTCCGAGGTGACGGCCGCTCTCTTCCGGAATCGGAGCTTCTTATTTTGGGGATGAAGGAAGCCCTTCGAGAAGGGTCCATGTCGCCTCCCGTCCCTATGCTGACCGAGGACCAGAACCACCACCTTCATGGGCAGGTTGTAGGCGGCCACCTCGCCGAGGGAATACCAGCTCCGCATCTCCGAGTAGTGGCGCTCATCGTTCCAAGAGCTGACCAGAGACAGACGACGCAGGTAGGTTCCAGAGGGATCGAGGAACGCTCCAGAATGCCACAGGTGCCCTCCGATGACCGTGGCTGTAGGCTGGAGCCATCTATGGGCTCCCGGCCTCCTGACGGCCGTGGTAAGGATGTCGGCAAGGGTAGCGTGATGAACTACTGACTCATGGATGTTCTTGCTTGCCGGAGTCTCCATGCCGGGGTTTACAGCTAGGTCCATGACGGTCTCCCCGGCCAGCTCACCAATGTCTTCCCGCTCACTCTCGATCAGTCCGGCTGTCATCCCCTGAATCAGGAACTCATTCGGGGTGAGACGAGGCCTCTTCCAGTCTCGGGACCAGAAGCCCTTCAGGTCGCAGGTCTCATAATGGGTGAGTAAATCAGGAGTATTCATGGCGCTGCGCAAGTGCAACATTGCACTATTTCTTGCGCGCGGTTCCCTTCCGTCGAGTGGCTTTCATCTTCGCCTTCTTCGGGATGATGGTCTCGCCTTTGTGCGCATAGACCAGCCCGGTCTTACGAACCACGCCACCCTTTTTGAAGGTGGGATACTTCTTATCGCCAAGCTGCTTGAACTCCATACTCGGCTGCTCGCCGCGCTTCCGCTTCTCGGTCTCGCGCATCTCTGACCAATCCCGCTTGGTCGCGATCCACGCATCGCGTACCTTGTCGCCAACAGAAGGCTGCTCCCCACCCCGACGATCAATCACATCCTTCGATTTGTAGCCCTGCGGAACTTCCATCACCACTCCAAAAGCGCAAGCGTATACTTGCATCCTATGTTCTTGTTATGGCTTCTCATCATGACCGTCTGCGTTCTGAAAACGATTGGCGCTGTTCGCGACATCTATCGCGACTGAACCGACTTCGCCATCTTTTTTGCTTCGTCTGCATTCTTGGGTTTCTGCGACGTGACCGCCGCAGTAATCAAAGCCATGTTCTCCGGACCAAGAAACTTTGCCGTCCGTGGGTCGATCTTGCCTGAGAGCGCGTGCTTGTCTTCGATATCCTTCAACGCCATCTGAGTCAGACCCGCACGCAGGCGAGCTGCATCTTCCGGCCGTACCGAATCGATTGCACGCAGAGTCTCTGCTGATGGCCGTGTCATCCAGTCCATCACGCTATCCCGCTGAAGGATTCTGGTAAGAGCCTGCAGGCCAACTTCACCCAACACATACTGGCTACCGAACCCCTGCATGTGATGACCTTCGAGGAGTGAAGAGCCGAGGGCTGTACCGATGCCGAGGCGGAACACCCACGCACCCGCCCTGCCGTACTTCTTCAGGCTCTCTTTGATCTTCGCGCGCTCCGCTTCGGAGATGTCGGGCACTTCGGCTTCTGGCGTCACCGGCTTAGGCTGTCCATACTGATCCAGCTCTGGAGCCTTGGGCAATGGCTTCGTCTTCACCGGTCCCGGCAATGGCTTCTCTGAAGGGCGATCCGGAGGCTCCGGCAATCCCTTCCGCAGGCTCTCTTGCGATGGGAAGCTGCGTGCGGTCTCGCGCGCTGCCTGCACGTTCTTGTGCTGATCGACCAGCTCTGGACTGATCTTCGCCAACGCAGCAAGGCGAGTCTGCTCACGCTGCGCTTTGAATGCCTCTGGGTTGGTCTCCTGCATGCGCTGATCCATCAGGGTCATGCGATCTACAGGCTTCCGGCCGAAGGCCTCTTGATACTCACGGTTGGACTGGCGAGCCGCCTTCAGGTCTTCACCTACTCCAGCCTGATCGGCTACGGTCTGCATCATCCCACCGATACTCTCGCGCAGCGTCTTGAGTCCCTGCCACACCTGACCGGGCAGGTTGCCGCGAGAGAGCTTCATACCAAGCTCCGTGTAGATGCCATGCAGCTTGTTGAAGGTCAGAGGCTCGCTTCCATCCTTGGCGATGCCGCCGATGTTATCGAGAGAGGAAGTCATCTTGTCTACGTTCGCCTTCATCTCCGGCGAGAGCTTGTCGTACTCCTCGGCGAGGCCCATGTCTTCGGCAACCTCTTCGGGAGACATCTTCGAACGGAGCTGATCGTCAAACAGTTTCGCCTCTTCAGGAGTCGAGATCGCTGAACGCTGCTGTTCCACAACGTTGGTGATGCCGGAGGGATCAATGGGAACATCGCCCACGACCTTACGCAGGGCATCCCACTGCGTATCATTGGCCGCCTTGGCCTGACCTTTGATCTTCCGTTCGCTGTCGAAGTAATCCTGTGTGGCTTTGTCGTAGTTCTTCTCCGCCTCCGTGCGCAGAGTATCGGTATGCTCTGCAGCCGCACGCTCCTGCATGGCTCGCGTGACGGCTTCCTCGTGCGATTGCGCTGCCCTTGTGTTCTCTGAAAGAGCACGTGCACGCTTCTCTGCAGCATCCTTCAATGCCTGCGTGTTGGCCTCGATCCTCTGACGGGTCTTTTCGGCGTGCGCCTTCAGTTTGGCAGCGTTCTTTTCATCAACAACGCCACGCTCACGCAGGGTGTCTTCTGTCGCCTTCTGGTTGGCAGCTTCAACTCCTTGTTGCTCTTTGCTGTACTTCTCCGCGATGTTCTTCGAGAAGCCCTCATCCACTCCGAGTTGATTGCGCGCATAGTTGCGCACATTCTCTTTGAACTCTCCCGGCGTACGCGCAGCTTCGAAGCCTCGCCCCGGTAGTGTCGTCGATACGCCATGGGCCAATGCCCCGGTTGCCACGTCAGCGAGTACATCGCCGACCGGATGACCGGAGGTAACGTCTTGCTGAACCTGAGACCCTACGCCGGGTAGCAATGGGATGTTATTGGCCACCATCGCTGCAGGGGATGTGTTCTTGAACTCCTGTTCACCCTGATTCAACTGCTCCTGAAACGACGGAGGAGGAGCGAGTACTTCGTGGGCGAAGCCGAGACCAGCTCCGACAACGTTCGAAGCAATCCTGTTCGCCACGTGCACCACTGGCGCAACAACGTTATCGTGCAGGAACCCTCCCGTATCTGGAGCGTCCTTCGTGTTCGTCTGCAGGTTGGTCTGTGCTTTGTCTACGATGCCAAGAGCCTTCTGGCGAAGAGTTGCTGGAGTAGTTGCTGCAGGGGGAGGCGCGGCCGCCCCACCAGCCTGCAACTTTGTAAGGATGCCCTGTCGCTGTTCAGGCGTGAGCTGTCCTAGAACTTGACGCTGCTTATCTTCGGGCAGGTTCCGCAGCGCGTCAATCGCCTGATCGTGGGTCAAATCCTGCATGGCTTACTTCCCTTGCTTCAGTGCCTTCATGATGGCGTCAATGTCTTCCGTACCGGCTGGAGCCGCACCCTTGCCGTTCTTGCCTTTGACGTTGGTGTTTTTGTAGGCCTCTTGCTGTTCGGCCTTTGCACCCGCCATGTAGTCCCGCGTTACGCCGATGATCTTCCGGAAGATGTCAGACGGAAGAGCACCGCTCTCGGCATTGTTCGCCCACTGCTCAAGCGTGTTGGCGAGACCCTGCCTTTTCACGTAGCTGTCGTACTCCTGCATGTTGACGCGGCCTGCACTCGCCCTGATGAGCGCGAGAATAAGACTGCGCTGCTTGACGGCATCGTTGGGAGCTGCCTCCGCTAGATCAGCCTGCTTAGAGAGCGCTGTGAAGTCGCCCACCTTCTTATCCGCTGCAGTCTGCGCTGGCGTGTTCTTGTGAAGATCGGCTACTCGCGAATCGCCTGCTGGAGCTGAAGCCACTCCCGGCACTGCAACTCCCTTTACCGATGAAACTCGTTTCCGTGCCTCTCCGGCTGTCTTGGGTGGTGGGACGGCGGCTGTGGATGTAGGTTGCCCGACCGTGACGGGCTGTCCGGAAAGGGTTGCTGTTCCGGTTGCTCTTGCTGCGGTTGGGGCTGGAGCACCGCCGTTAGAAACTTGAGGGCTGCTACCATCAGCGTTCGGAGGGGGAGGGCCATTGACGCCAAAACCTTTCTTATTCGAACTGGCCAGCGTGACAATGTGAGCGTTACCGTCCGAATCGTACTGGATCGATTCGTGCGAAGAACTTCCATCGGGATGAAGAAGTCCCTGATAGCGCCGAATCGCCCACTCCCTCTGCTCTGGAGTAGCACCATTCGGAAACTGGCTGCGGATGTAAGTCTCCTGCGCGGCCGTTGACTGATGCGGAATAGTCGAAGCCAGCGGAACCGGGATCGCCCCATCGGGGAGATCGAGGTTCGGATCGTTCAGATTGAATTCCTGCGTCGATCCATCTGCCAGCTTGTAGGGCTGCCAGTGCGGAGCTACAGGGCGATACGAGATCGGCTTCGGTGCGAGCCCTGCACTGATGCGTGCGGCCTTCGCTGCGTCTTCAGGAGAGAAGCCACCTTCGACAAGAGCCTGATGCAGATCGCGAAACTGGTTGGTGTGCTGCGCGCCTGCGGCGATGTCCTGCGGTATGCGAGACTTCAGCTCTGCAGGCGTCGGCGTGTTCGTCGGAGTGCTTGGCCGCGTATCTACTGGCACAGAAGTTGCAGGCAAATTAGGGGTGGTAATGCTCACTCCACCGGGTCCACCACCGGGCATTGGAGGTAACGTAGAACCCTGTGTACCCGCAATCGGAACTTCAGCGATGCGAGGTGCGTCAGCCGCAGGAGTGTCAGGACCATGAACCTTTTCCCAGAGAAGTTTGCCAAGCCTCTCAAGCCCACCCGGCTGGTTGGGGTGGAACAACGCAGTCCGATCAGCGACGACTTGATTGAGTTGGCGCTGGAGCCCGGAATAATCGGGGTGACCGGGACCAACTTCAGCGATCCTCTTCTGAAGATTGGTAATGCTGTTGTTCAGATCGCCGAGCATCGTTTCATGCTCTTCGTCGGAGTAGGCCTGCTTGTGGGCTGCCTGACGTTGAGCCGTGCTCGCGCCAAACGCAAAGCCTTGGTCAAAAGCTCCCATTAGTGACTCCCGTACAGTGTGCTAAAGGTTGATGGGCTGATCGCGTTCATGCCCATGCCGAGGCCGAAGCCCTCTGCGGTTCCAATGGCACCTGTGATGCCCTTGCCGAAGATGCTGTTCTGCCAGTTCTGCATCTGCTGCTGCGATGCGTTCAACTGCTGCTGGTAGCCGGTCAGACTGGTGCTCAACAGGTTGCTGCCAATGCCAGCCAGCGAGCTTGCCGACGTGCCGAGGAGGCTGGAGACAAGATCGTTGTAGGCAGCGCGCCCTGTAGCTCCGGCCTGCTGCATCTGCGAGTTGGTTCCACCGGAGCGGTTGCCAAACTGCGAAGCGGTCTGCTTGGCCTGTTGGGTTTGGTTCTGGATGGAACGAACCTGCGGAGCCAACACCTTCGAATCATTCCCATTCAGAAGCGACTGGAAGAAGGTCGAAGCCGCGTTCGTATCGGCAAACCCGGTCTTCATCGTAGACCCGGAGAAGTTGCCGAGCTGATCGATCTGCTTATTGATCGTCGGATTCGAACCGCCAAAGAGGGACGCGGCAAAGCTCATGGGGAGGGCTCCTAGCCATGTAGTCTACAACCTACATGCGCAACTGAAAATCTAAATCCCGACTGCGCGCCATTGCACAGCTACGGCCTGATCGAAAGTTGCGCCACCGCCTCCGGTCGGAACATTGCACTGCAGATTGATGCCTGAAGTGGTCAGGCCTACGGTGCTGGATTGCACGCTGGCAGTTCTGGTGGAAGCCGGTTTCGGCAAGCCGACAATGTAAGCCTCAAAGGAAAAAACCTGAGTCGTGAATGCGGTCGGGAAGGTAATCAATCCTGCTGCCTGTTCATTCATCGTTGCCGCGATGGTGACCGATCCAAACTGCTCGATCACGCCATCCGTCCACACCCACCACCAGCCGTTTGCATTCGACTGCAGCGCTCCTCGGTCGGCTGTACCGCCTCCGCCTCCGGCGTCAATGGTGATGTTGCCTGCGCCATCATCGGTCAGAGTGACGTTGGTTCCGGCGACAAGGTTCAGAAGGCTCTGGTTTCCATTCACCACGCCATCGGTCTGGAGCACCAGCCCGATCGGTACGGTGAAGGCGTAGAAGTTGATGCCATCGAAGTAGATGACGCAACCGGTTCCGGTTGCCAGATCGAGCGAGGCTGCACCATTGATGGTGCCACTGTTCGGCGTGAAGGTGACGAGGCCAGCTCCAATGTTCTCGTAGGTGGCAAACCAGTTCATCGATACAGCGAAGTTCACCGTGACAGCCACCGGGCTGGCACTGGTGAAGACGACAATGCCTCCGTAGTCGGAGGTTTGTGTCATGTAGGTTGTAGCCCCAATGACGGTCACAGTGCCGAGGGTGGGCGATGTGGGAGTAGTTCCACCACCTCCCCCGCTGCCTCCTCCACTGCTCGATCCTCCACCACTGCTGCTACCGCCTCCGCTGATGCCATTCTTGATTGCAGCGTCGAGTTGGTTCTTCAGTTGGATGATCGCCTTGTCATGGCTCTGGATCGCGTTCTGTGCGATGGTCAGGGCGAAGTGGGTCTTCGGTCCTGCCTCATCTACAACGTCGGGCCAAAACATGTTGGGGGTGTTCGTGCTCATACCGTCGCGCCTACTCCGCTCTCAGCTCCAATGGGTTTGATATTGAGGTACGGGGTCTGCCGTCCCCACATGCCGATCTTGCACTCCATGTCTTCCTCCCAAACGCTAAAGGGAGCTGCAGAGCTGAGACGGAAACTGACCAGCTTGAACTTATTCACCGGGATGGTGAACTTCGTCTTTGACTGCAGTCCTCCTGTCGCCGGAAGAGTCAGGGTGATCGCCGAGGTTGTAGCTCCGGGATCGAAGCGCAGGGTAAGCGTAACCTCCTGCGTGGCCGCATAGGCAATGTTCATCTCGCGGATGTGCTGCCATCCCTGATTGCCAAGCGAAGACATCTGCGTCTGCCAGTTCACCACCGAAGGCGGATAGGGCTGCTTGACCCATGCTGCATCAGGTGTAGGCCACAACCGCCATGGCACATTGTCGGTCGTGACGATGCGCACCATGTAGCCAGTGAAGGGAGGGGTGAAGGTGAGCGTCTGCTTTCCTTCACCGTTGAACTTTACCGGGTTCTGATCCGGTACATGCAGAACGCCATCCTGCGTCTCTACGGCGATGCTCTTCGGCTGGTTGAAAGTATCGGCCTGCAGAACAAGTCCCTGCACGAAGTTGTTCCCGGTCGAACCCATGTCGGTCCAGTCGGTAGGACGATTCTGCGTATCCTCCGGGAAGAAGGTGAAATCAGGCTGCCAGAGATCGAGGTAGGTCGTGTTGCCGAGGCTCCACGACAGCGCCACTTCGACATCGTTGGCGTCGAGTCCATCGCCATCGGCAAAGTCTACGATGTAGGGCTGCAGGCCGCTGCCCACCGCCAGCGAGGTAGGCGCAAATCCCACCACTGCGTTGGCGTATTGATTCTGGTAAGGCGTCACGGCGATGGGAGAGCCGACCACGCTGGCACGGAAGTAGAGATCACCTACGCGCTTGTTGGCTCGCGAGTCTCCAGCATCCACTGCTCCCGTCAGGACTACTGCGCTTCCGGTCTCTGCTGCTCCGTTGCGGAGCGGCCGGATCGATCCATCCGACGATCCCACAAGGACATCATTCGCGTTAGGTCCTTCTTCAAGCGTGTGCAATGTTGCACTGTGCTGGTAGACATCGACAACCCATCCCTTACCCTGTGCGTCATAGACCAGCGTGCGCGGCGTCCCCGTCGTATCCACATAATCGTAGTAAAGATAACCCGTAGCGTAGTTAAGCTTCTGCTTCTCCGGCTGCGAGTCATCCGGAGGGTAGATCGTGAAGCCGCCGAGGGTGATCGGCTGAGGCACATAGCCTTCATGTGGGAAGATGTTGAAGAGATCATCATCGGTCAATGACTGCTGACGCGATCCGCCGACAGAGGCCTCGATACCATCCTTCGAGCGATAGAAGAAGGTGCCTGAACCATCGGTGGTGATGCACGGCCGAATGTAGAGCCCACGCGTCACGCCGGAACGAATCAGGCTGAACGCAGAGCCGGAGACGCCGTTGACGGTTGCTTGCGCTGCGTAGAAGTTCGGGTAGATCATCCACCCGTTTTCAGCGGAGAGCACCATGCCGACGCCATTGACGATCACGCCATTGATGAGCGGTTCTGACGGCGAGGTGACATCCTGCTGATTGGTATCAGGGGCAGAGTCGAGGTTGTTCCCCTTGCACCAGTAGAGCGTGCCCGCCCTCAGAGGATCACCGCAGGCAAACGCATACAGCGTGTTGTCAGACGTTCCCCACATCGAAGCCATGGGTTGAGCTGCCAAGATCGGTTCAGCGATCTCGTAGGACAAGCCAAGGCCGTCAGCAACGTCCACAGCAAGCAGAGCGGTTGTGCTCGATGGCCGGTTGTAGAGCGTGTACGCTATGCCGCCAATGTTGATAATCGTTCCCGGAAGCCAGCGCACATTGAACTGATTACCCGAAGCCCAATGCACTACACCGCCGATCACGTTGACGACTCCATTCACCGGGAAATCAATCGATGGAAACGGCTCGTAGTTGTCCACCTGCAGGATCGGGTTACCGATCACATCAGAGTCAAGCAGTGTGTCTGTGAACGATGTTGGAGGGTTGGTGTTCGGGCCTGTGCCTACGTAGGTGTAGTTATCGAGGCCGGAGTCCATCCGGTAGTAATCCACCTTATCCACCTGCGGATCAGGCGACCACTCCGGGGTGATGGTGTTCGCAATGGCCGGGATCGACTGCAGGGGTGACTGCGGCGATGGGTTCGATGTAGCTCCGGTCAGCGAAGAGCGATAGACGTAGACATAAGAGACATCTGTCTTCACGCTGCCAGAGATCGGAGGAATCACCGCTCCATTGCAGTTCAGGGTCAGCGTGCGTCCCGAGTGAAACCAGTAGTCATAGTCCAGTTCAATCGGATAGACGCCAGCTCCGGGGAAGGTGACGGCTACCGTGATTGTGGTTGCAGCTCCTCCGCCGTTGATGGTCGGCGAAGGCAGAAGCGGATTGCTGCTGACGACGGTCTGATTCTGACCGAGTGCACCGAAGATGGTGCCCTTACCGGGCCATGAAGCATTGTTGCCAATGCCCCACATCACATTGTCTTTCGAGGTGATGGTGAAGTTGTATGTGCCGGGTCCGGGAACGAACAGGTTCCCGACAATGCACATATTGAAATCCTGATAGCCGTTGCTCTCAAGCGCAGGAGAGAAGACAACGTTCTGACCGACCGTAGCTCCACTCTCATCCAGAACATCCCACGTCATCGCCGAGTTGGGATTCGAAGGCGTGGTGTCGAAGAGGAAAGAGTTGTTGGTGGTCGAACCTGCAGCCGTAGAGATGTCACGCACTGGACCGGAGCCGCCCGTATCGCCAGCGTTCTTCCAGATGTATGCAGCCACCGGGCCGGAGTGCGGAGAGTCGCCCCAATAGTAAGCAGTGATCTGCCCGAGGGTGGACACGACGGTGGTCACCGGGCTGGTAACAATCGAATAGCTGACAGTGAAGCTTCCACTGTTCGCAGCAAAACTTCCGCCTGTGCCGTCTACGCCAAGCTGGAGCTGGTCCGCACCTGCAGGAACGATCAGCGTTGTACCCGCTCCAATCGAGAGCGCACCGGAGGCGATGACATTGCCGCTGCTATCGGTCCATGCACCGCAGAGGATCGCGCATGATCCACCCATGAACTGACCGGGATTGCTTCCACCTGTGGGGCCTGCGTCTCCTGCGCTATGCGGCGATCCGTTGACGTTGGCGATGCCCGTAGCGGTCAGGGTGACCGACGCTCCAGTGATCGGAGTTGCGATCACAGATGGGCCTGTACCGTTGCCGTTGTCGCCGTAGTTGAAGGATGGGTTTGCACCTGCAACGTTCGACCATGGCCGCGCGGTTCCAAGCACGCTGACAGAGCCGGTTACCGTTGTCGTCTCTGTGGCTACGTCTGGAGCGTCCTGTGGCTCCTTCACGCCCATCTTGTAGGTCAGGCCATCCGCACGCACCTTCAGCATGCCTGCAGCGTTGAAAGCCGGGTTGATGATGTGCGTGGCCTGCGAGGAGTCAGCGCAATACATCCACGGTTCAGGGCTGCTGTTCGGCCGGAAAGGAACCATCGCAAACGGGTTGCCGCTCAACCCTGTCGCAACCTCAGTACTGTTGCAGAACAGGCCATCGCCAGCTCCACCGATCAGAGCGTATCCGGAAGGAGGGCCAAGCGGAGTTGTATCGTTCAGCCTGCGCAGCGTGTGTACAGGAGCGCCAAGACTCGCTACCGCGTCCGACTGTGTAGCGCGCGCCATGATGCGGCCGCCGAGGTAGGAGCGAACGTTCTGCAGGTACGGATATTTACCCGCCATCATATCGATGGGCAGCACCGTGCTGATGCCGCTCATCTGAAAGCGATTGCCGTTCGGGTCCCGTTTGTACTGCTGTTCGTCGCTCATTGTCGGTTGTAGCCTACATCACCAGATAAATTTTTTTGCTTACTTGCGCTTGGCTAGAACCTTCTGGCACTGTGCGCAATATTTGTAGCTAGGCGCTGCAGCATCCTTGCGCCCGATATTTGCGGGAGCGCCACAACGCTGGCAGCGTACAAAGAGCCGGTCGCCTCCCGGTACGTTAAGATCCCCCATCGTCTCCTCCACCTATCGCGTTGGTGTACCGCTCCTGACTGCGAATCTCGCGCGTACCCTCGGCGTTGAACTCGTCTGCGAAAATGCCAAGCTTTTCGAGACGATCATTGGTCGCCATCGCTGCTGTGATGAATCCTTCAAAGAGCGAAGTCGCTGACAGGAACTCGGCTCCCTGCTGCTTGAATGCTGCGAGGAACTGCGCATAGTCCAGAACCGAATCCCACACATCCCGCGAGCACTGGATGAAGTCACTATCCACAGTCGGCACAGGGGCATTGCCCAACACGTTCAGGGTCACGCTCATGTCGTTGTCGGGATCGGGAATGATGGTGAAGAGATCGGTTCCGGCCGTGATGATGGTCGAATAGTCCGGAGGTGCGGAGTCCCAACCTACGGAGTATTGATCCATCTGCGTGACGCTCACCATGTCTGCAGGCACGCCATTGATGTACGCCTGCATGATCCACGGCGTACCCGTCAGCAACTTCAGGCCGAGCGAGTAAGCTTTCTGGCACCACTGCGCGCGTGGGATGTCGGTGGCTTCGGACTCGCGTCCAAGCAGGTCGGCGATCATTCCCCACTTGAACGTCCACGCGTTGTCATCCGGCACCGGCATCAACGTATCGTTCGGAGGGTTGAGGGTTCCGCCAGAAACGAGACCAAGCAGATCGTAGATACCTTCGTTCACTGGCGGAACATCAACTTGCATCACTAGAGGGGGTAGCGATGCAATGTTGTACTGCGAGGGGGTTCCCCATGGAGCCTGCGTGTATCCGGGCTCGTAGTAGTTCAGCCCGGTATTGTCATTGCGCATCAGGACCGTAGGCAGCTCGCCGGAACTTGGATCGGGCACCCACCGCGAACGAGGCACGTCGAGAACACCATCCGGGATCGGGATGAAGTAATCTCCCGGCGTCGTTGCCAGCGGATTGATGTTGATCTGATTGCAATTGGTGATCTGGATCGCTTCATCGCGGCATCGCGAGAGAGCCGATGCAAAGTCAGCTATCGAAAACTGGCTGGTGCCAGTCCACGTGCCTCCAGTCGCAGGCTCCAACAGGTGATATTCCGCCAGCGTGTAGAGCGCAGTATCGGTCGTTGTGCGCAATCTCGGAGAGCCTGTCATGCTGCCGAGTGATAACCACGCCGGTTGAGATGCAGCCGCAACGGTAAAGGTAAATGGCGTCTTCCAACTGAATGTCAGGGCATTCCATACACGAAGAGCCTCCACGATGTACAAGCCAAGCTCATCGTCAATCCAGAATTTTCCGGTCTGGTCCGCTTCGGCAAGACGTTGCTCTAGCTGCTGCTTCGCTTGCGCATATGTGAGCCACGTATACGGCATTACGACTTGATCCCGCTGGTGCCTTTCAGGGTTGAATTCTTGCGCTGGTTTTTGAGCGCAATGGCGGCCATCTGTTTATCCGCGATCTTCTTTCCAAACTTCTGCTGCGTGGTCGCGAAGACCTTCCCGCGCCTCAGCTCATGGAAGTTCTTCTTCAGCGCGTTGTTGCTGCCAGACTGAATCAGCGGCATGGTTACCCTTTCTTCTGTGACCGCTTTCCGTTGCTCTTCTTCTTCGCGATGCCCTTCATGTTCTGTGCGAAGACCGCCTCCTTCTTACGTAGGCCTCCCGCTTTCTTTCCCGCTGCTATCTTCTTTTTTGTCGCCTTGCCGAACTTCCCCAACGTTCCCTTTGCCTTCATCTTGGCTGTTGCTTTTTGTATCCACTGCTGCTTTCCCTTGGTCATAAACCACCTCTTCCATCGTTCCGTCCGGCTTCGCGACCAGTTCAGCAACCACCGTGCGGAAGGGATGTTTCTGGATGTAGACCCTTGTCGCTGCCAGTGCCGTCAAACAAACCTTGGCGACGAAGGTCCTGATGCCGTGTTCCTTGTTCAGATCGGAGAACGGATACTCCACAATGGCGCTAACGATGCCGATCCACACGAAGGCTTCGAGAGCCGCCAGCCACGCCTGCAACGGCGCAGGCACCTTAGTCCAAAGAGAAGTCCACCACGCTTTCAAATCGGTAAACCAAAGCGTCAGCTTTACAATCAGGCCCATAAATCACGTCCTAGGTGCATCCTGTAATCAAACCGTTCAGAACTGTTGCTGTCGTAGTCGGCGCGCACGATCCGCTAAAGCCGGTTGTAGTGCTCCATGAACCGTCATCGCGCAGGAACTTACCCAAGCCGGGTGTAGCTCCCGGATCGGGAACAATGCCGGGTGCGTGGCTCGCACCTGCGCCGACGAAGGCCGGGAAGTTCAGAGAGATGGTTCCCGATCCGGTAACCGGACCACCAGAAGAAGAAGCCCATCCGGGAACTGAAACGCCGACGCTACTCACTGTGCCGCAAGTCTGCGTTCCGAATAGACCCACAGAGCTGGCCGTCACGCACCGCGTACCTGCACCCTGAAGCGCATTGAGGGTAAGCGCTGCGGTCTGGATGGTGATCGAGTCTGTAGCGGCAATGGTCATGGTCTTCGGCGTCATGGAAATGACTGACTGAACTCCGTTGCCAGTACCGCTGCCGATGTTCGATACACCTGTGTTCGGATTGAAGTTGACATAGAAGCCGGGATTCCCACCGGGACCATCATCCCGAACAAAAAAGTGAGTATTGTTGCCTTGATTGGCTGCGGCCATCGGTGACGGATAGCCTTCGATGAGCGTGCCTCCTGCAAGCGGCTGCTGCAGGCGCATCGTAAAGACCCAAGGACCGCCAATGTTCATCCCGATTGCACCGTCGAGACAGAAGCCTCCATTGATGGTGCAAGTTCCGCCGCCCTTGTACCAGCTATAGGGGTTCGCGTTGGTGACATCCGCGCCGAAATACGATGTAGTCGTAACTCCATAACCCGCCGAAACGGACTGAAACCAGTGATTCAGGTTTTGCGTTGGTGACGTGTCTATAGTGCCGAGGACTGACAGCGGTTCGACCTTGCTCTGCATGTCGTCAAGAATCACGGCGATGTGCGAAGCCACGTTTGTCATCGTGTTGGGGTAGAGAATCAGTGAGTTATTCGGAACGATGGTCTGCGCTCCGTTCACTGCAGTATTGATCTGCGTTCCCAACTGCTTGATTCGCGCCGTGGGCCAGATGGTAAAGCCACCGGGTCCGAATGCGGTTCCGGCTTGGTTGTTGACTGCGCCTCCAACATCGACCGTCGCTGCGATTACAGCGCCCGTCGCTGTGCCAGCCGCCTCTGTGCAGAAATTATTGTCCATCGGGCCGGTCGTATAGAGACCGTTGTAGGCCGCAGGGTTGGCGTTCGAAATCTGGATGTAACTACTGGCGAAGTTCAGTGACGATTGACCGAGGCCGCACAGGGTAATGACGCTGCCATTGCCTGAAATCTGCGCGTTGGTCACATGGTTCTGTCCACCACCGAAGTTATGACGCCACGGATTGATGAACCCGCGAGCACCGGTCAGCCATGTGGCTTCATGTATGTGATTCGCATCTGTTGCGCCATAGACGAAGTAATCCGTCCTCCATGCGTTCAGTATGGCGTTATTGATGCGATCTGCATTCAGGTCAGCAATACCCCACGTTCCACCCTGCTGGACGTAGCACCCTGCGGGATGGCCATGTTGAAAGGTCGCCGTGAGGTTATAGACATTGTTTACCGAATCAAAGACGAACGAGGTGGGAATCACAAACTCCCATGTCGGATTTACGCAGACCAGAAGAGTGACTGCAGTAGGGCTGAAAGCCGTTCCGCTGTCGAGGCTCACTGAAACCGTCTTGCTCACGCCGACGCCATTCGAAGACTCGATCTGAGGCTGCGTGATGGTGATCGCCGTTGTCGTTGTTCCTGCCGAAGTCGGGACCACAATCGAACCCGTACCAAGCGGAGCCGCAGGCTGAGAGATCGTTAGAAGGTGGTTGGCCGTGTCGTATCCAGTGATGTTGCCGGTAAAGAGCGATGGCGATGCGATGTCGATCAGGAATCCACCCACCATGATGTCATCCGGATTGAATGCATTCGAATAGTTGACGACGGTAGCGCCGGGTGTCGGAGTACCGCTGACGATGATCGCTCCCTGACGGTTGGAATCATTGCCGCCGTTGGCACGAATGTTCGTGCAGCCCTCGTCGCCGCCTCCCCAATAGCCGCCATGACACGCGAGATAGGTGTAGATGTTCGCTGTATCGTAGGGCTTGCCTGCGTGGGTGTTGATGCTGATGTCCTGCATGATGCTCATCATGTGGAAGGACTGCGAATCGCTCTGCATGGCCAGCGAGGAACCTCCCGGAGGTTCCGTGCCTTGGCTGACAGTCGAGTTATAACCGTTGAAGTAGGAGAGCCCGGTCCAGAGGCCAGTACGGTAGTTGTAGAAGGCCTGCCCCCAACCGGAGCTGACATCCACGTTGTTTTTGACCGGGATGTTATAGCCAAGCTGATTCACCATGCCGCATCCACGCAGACCGCAGATGTTGCGATTCGGGCTGTTGATTGCAGGCTGATAGAACACCGTGCGTGCAACGTCGGTATAGCTTCCAGTGCCCTGAAACAGAGTGCCGTTCAGGTTCGCCTGAATCTCCTGCAGGTTGTTCGCGGGTCCCGATCCGCCTCCACCACCGCCTCCACCCACCGAAACATCAGCGAGCGTCACAGTCTGCGGCAAAGGCACAGGGGTTCCGCCTGAGAGCACGATGTCAACGTTTGCCCCGGTTGCCGAATAGAAGAGCCACGATGCCTGCGTGGTCGCAGTGAAAGGATTGGCGAGCTGTGTAGTATGCCCCTTGTCGGCATAGATGGTCTGCAGATTAGTGGTGCCCGTGAGGTACACCTTTACTTGGCACTTGGGATAACTAGCCTGCACCATCGTGGTCGAATTCATGCCCTGAGTAACAACCTTCGTCGCGCCGAGCTGACAGTATCCCTGCGTTGCGGCATAGGTCGTAGTCTGGCCGAAGGCCACTACTGCATGCAGGCACGCAAACACTGCAATCGTTATGAGCCTCTTCACGCTAACTGCCTCCCCACTTCGTTACCTTCATATCCCCATCCAGAACGAACCCCGGCCGCCCTGCGGCAAACGTCGAGCCGGGATCGTTGATGACTGCAGAAACTCCTGTCGTCACATCCAGACAGGTCAGATTGAAGCCGGTCGCAGTGAGCGAATACACATCTCCCGGCGTTGCCGCTGGACATCCACCACCAATGCTCGTCATCACGCCTGCGCTTGTAAGCGTGTAGACCGCGCCTGCTGCGAGCTGCCAAACATAAGCTCCGCTCCCTGCAATGCGCACTGCAGGGCCACCCACACCGATCCCTGTCGTTTGGCTGTAGACGATCTGTGAGGTTTGGTTCCCTGCCCAATTGGTAATGGCGTTGCTGGCCAGCGACTTGGTTCCAGCATTGAAGGCGAATGCTCCGCTTCCGCTCGTCCTCACCGGACCATAGGTGAAGCCTCCAGAACTCCATGGAGTCACCAACGTGAAGAACGGGGTGACAAAACAATCGACAAACGTCGCCGTAATGCCTGTACAGTTCGGCGTCCCTGCAATCGCATTCGAACCCTGCGAAGAGGACTGGACGAACAGCGCGAGGAATAGGACAAGGGTCTTCATCGTGCCGCCACATTCACCGAGATGGCTCCCGGCGTGATCGCACTTCCAGTCACGTTGCACACCCGCCAGTTCAGAGTGTTGGCCGTGAACCATGGCATGAAGTTCAGGCCGCCGTTGATGCCCCATCCTGTACTTGCCGCCGCATCGCTGGCGAAGGACCATGCAGCCACCATCGCTGTAGTCGCTCCGGTCATCGTGACTGTCGCAGGCGTAGTGCAGTTGTTCGCATTGATGAGTGTTGTGGGCAGCACCACAGCGACATCAGCGATTGCCAGCGCTCCGGGTAACCTTGCTGCTGCCACTGTGCCTGTGCTGATGTTGGAGCCGTTCAGGTTGGTAAAGTTAGCGCCAGAAGCCGTACACGCTGCGCTGAAGACCGGCGCTGCAACTCCTGCTGTCCCATTGCAAAAAATCGTATTCGCCGGAGCGTTGGTAAGGGCGAAGTTTAGGTGCGGAGTCGTGGTGCCAGTATCGACGGTAGTGGTGAACAGGGGCGACAGATTGCCTGCAGTGAACTCGGTCACCGTTCCACCGCCTCCACCTCCGCCTGATCCTGTGCAAGGCGTCCATGCTGCTGTAGGCGTGGCTTTGCAGTAGAGCGCAATCGCCGGAGGTTGAGAGATGCCAGCTCCACCAGCAGCGGCCGCCCACGGCATCCATCCAGTCCCGGAGTTGACGTAGGCCGAATACTTCGGCGGATTGATCTGCGCATCCGCTTCCATGGAGAGCATGCCCCACACCAGAAGCGCAGCCACAAAGTAAATGACGGCTGTACTCTTCTTCATCGCGTCACCAGTAGGGTCACGTTCACTGCGTTGGTGATCGAACCCACCTGCGCCCGTACAAACTTCGGCCAGAGGTTCGTCATGTCGAAGCGGCCGGGTGCTGTATCAATCGTGGCGACGGTCACATAGTTCGTGTCTACGTCGGTATCAGCCACTTGAATATTGATCTCGAAGGCACCGGGATCGGCGCTGAAGGAGAGCTGAAAGGAACAGCCCCACGGATAAGAGGCACCGCGTTCGCGACGAAGCTCGTAAGCATGGCTCGCTTCTCCAGCTACAACCAGCTCTGCCAGAAACAGGAATGCCTGTCGGTTCTCGTAAAGCAGTTTTGCAAGATTATTGCCGGGATATGCAGGCATCGTTACTCCTAGAAAGTTCCAACGTTCAGCGTGCCGACCATGGTCTCGTAGCCGTTCTGAGAGATCGGGGTAGAAACAAACTTCGCCCAATACAGATCGCCGAGACCGGCATCCAGCAGCTTCACGGTCTTCAAACGCGTGTTGTATTGAACACGTGCATCCTGCGTGAGGAAGCGCCAATCAGCACCGGACCCGCGCTGAACGTTCTCGCCCTTCTGCGATTCCTTGTAGAGGTAGGCCTGCTCCTTCGCGCGCCAAAGCACCAGCTCTTCATTCAGCGGATAGGGCACCGTGTCAGTGGGCTTCTTCAGCAACGGTCCCTGATGAATGTAGTTGTAGGCGTAGGGAAGGATGCTGAGAGGATGCGGCCACAGCTCATACATCATTTGTCCTAGCGTGGCGCTGTTGGGCCGCTGATCCACCTCGTAGGGCATCGCATGCGTAGGCTGATCGAACACCTCGCGTTGCGGATCGTTCACGCTCAACCACGCCTGATCGCGTCCCCACCAGTTGATCCATGCATTGTTGGTGGTATCGCGGATCGCACCGAACTTGCGGAAGGTCTCTGATCCTGTGGCGAAGTACGCCTGATAGATCATGTAGACCGCATTCACCTGCGCGGGTTCCATCCAGTTGCGATCTAGAACAAGCGTGGCGAATGGCGTGCCGGGATCGTCAGGATTATCACCGGGAGCATAGTAGGCGATGATGTTGTACAGAGCGTAAGACGGAATCCTGAACTGCTGCTCCGTCAGAAACGGCCGCCCCACCAGACTTCCCCACAATGTCGTGGCAACAGCATCGGCGTACACCGTGTTCTGGTACGTCTGCACACTGATCCGGCCGGGACTCCGGTAAGACAAATTCGTGGGTTGGCCACCAAGCAAGCCAGGGCTCAACCATCCCGACTCCTTTACTTGGAAGCTCCAGCGCTGTTCATCATAGATCAGCTTTAGAGCGCGGTTGATGAGCGTCTTCGCGTAAGGAAGAGGAAGCTGCGGCACGTCGCCCAACAACTCTTTTTCCATATCCCGTAGCACTCAAAACCTCCTCCTCGAAAAGAAGGGCCTCTTCCATATGCCGGACGAGGCCCACCTTGGCAATCGTTCTGGCTTGCACTCGGCGCTAGTACACTCCGCCGTATCCGCCGATCTGCACCACCTGCTGTGACAGATTGGTTCCCGCTGCTACCGGTCCTGCTGTGGTGAGAGTCGCGGTCAGAACAACCGGCGTCCCACCTGTCACAGGGGTAAAGGTAGGAGGAGTGGCATAGCCCACTCCGGCATTCAGTACGGTGACCGCTCCAATCGTGGTCGCACTGGCGACAACAACTGAAATCTGCGCTCCGGTTCCACCTCCGCCTGCCCCGTTGACGATGTAGGCGCCGGGAGTCATCCCGGTTCCCGGAGTCGTCTGCGCGGCCGAAGCGATGGTTCCCGCTACACCAGTCCACAGAAGCGTCTGTGTGGCGCGGTTCCCGTAGGACTGAGGGAGAGCCTTCACTTCGAAGGCTCCGCCAACAGTCAATGCAGAAAAGATCACATCGATGTAGTTGTCGTAACGAGGCAGCACAATTGGATCGCCACCTGCCACGTAGGACGCAGGCCCGTTTCCGTAGCCAGCGAAGATGAATCGCTTGCCAACGTAATCGGGATAGCCCTGAAGAAAAGTAAGCTGCATCGCTCGCTCCTTATCCGTTCCAGACCGGGATGTTCATCACGATCCGGCCATAGGTCGCGCCGATGGGCTTATCGATGGCGGTTCCGTATGCGCCGACGAGATACGTAGTCGCGACAGTGGAATCAAACGCGCCAGCCGAAGCTGCCTTGGGTGCGACGAGATTGCCTACAGTGCTCGCAGTCACAGCCGCAGCGTAAAGCACGGTCGCAATACCGTCCTCCTGAATCCATCCGTAGTTACCCGGAGTGATCGAGTTGAGGAAGATGCCACGCGGCTGCTGCAGGATCACTCCCGTAGTCGCGAAGTCAGTGACGGTATAGCTGTCCTCCGACATCTGCGCTTGGAAGGTTGCAGGGGTTCCACCAGAGGCCAACGTAAACGTCGGTGCCGAGGTGTAGCCTTCGCCGGATGCGACCAGAATGGGCTGCGTGGTGACAGTGCCACCAGCGCCCACGATCACGCTGATGATGGCTCCTGTGCCACCTCCACCCGTTCCCGCTACCTGATACACGCCGGGATTCTGTCCCGTACCTGCAGTCAGCACCAGAGCGCCGATCACCGTAGAACCGGGCTGCACGAAGGCAGCGAGTCCCTTGGCTACGTTGGCAGCCGTGGCGTTTGCCGATACCTTCACCCGGCGATAGCGCCCCTGAAACAGGAGACCAATCGAAGTGTTGGACTGATTCGCGGCACCGGCATTGTCAAAGTCAACGGCATCGCCGAGCACCAATCCACCCGCGTTCGTCTGCTGATAGGTGCGCGAGTTATAGAAGCCGCTTGGCGAGATGTCATTCGCCGCGTTCAGGGGTGTAGGTAGAAAATCAAATACCTTCAGCATGCTCGCTCCTTACTTCCCGAATCCGTAAGCAATCGCGCCGTGACGCGGCATCGGGTTATACAAGTTCGTTCCGAGCCGGATCATGACTGCATCCAGCGAGACATTGTTCGGCATCTGAGTCTTGCGGATACCGAAGTTCCATCCGGATTTGTCGGTCGGCCGAAGCTTGAAATCGTTAGCTTGGCAGAACATCAGATACTCACCGGGCTGGATGACAGTGTTCGACGGGATGTTAGAGCCGGTCGGCGAGAACGGAACGTTTGCACCGTTCTGCGTAAACTGCGGCGAGGTAAAGGGAAAGAGCTGAGTGCTCACGCCCGAACCGTCCGTCAAGGTGTTGTTGCCTGCGCTGCCGTTCTTACCGGCCAGAGGAATGTAATTCTGTGCCTGCGAAGAAGGAGCCAACGGGCTGGCGTAGATGTCTACGCCGTTGAAATTCAGGCCATCGAACCGAATGTCGTGCTTCGTATTCGAGATGTCACGGCGCTGTGCGTCGAGCGCATTCGCAATCGCGACAAAGCCAAAGACGTTGGTGATGCCAAGATCAGGCTCGCCGCCAGTGATCTTGCACTGTGCCCAGAGCTGCATCAGCGCATTGAAGTCGATCTGACCAACGCCACCGGTCGGGGTGCCGAGATACAACGGGGTGCTGTTCAGCGCCTTGCCTACAACGCCGTTGCGCACCTGACCACCGTAGTACTGATACACGTTGCCGTAAGGCGAAGGATCGATACCGTTGTTGAAGGCCTCATCCACACCGTTCGAATTCAGGATGCGGTTGTCGGTCACGCCTGCGGTCGGTGCCTGCCCATGGCGATACGAGTCCATCTCGATCATCGTTTCGATGACTTCGGTGGCGTTCTCCATGATGACCTGATACAGGTTGATGATCCGAGCTTCGCCGGAGTTGATAACTCCGCCCTGTCCCGATCCGTCATCCAGCTCCCAATCGTCATACGGGAACCAAGCCACGTAGGCCTTTTCCTGCCAGTTGAATCCGGTATTGATCGGATTCCGGACGATGGTGACGGACTGACCGGGACGAACTGCCTGCCCCTGTACGCGACCATGGATGAAGGTCTCCATCATCGCGCTGCCGCCGAGGAACGGATCGAGCGCACCCGATGCCCTCAGCTTTGCCTGAAACGCGGTCTGTACGAAGAAGTTGTTGAAGATAACGTTCTTGCGCACAGACTCAAGTGTCGTGGCATCAATTTCGTTGTATAGCGGATCGTTAGGGGTTGGCACTGTCGTCTATCCCTTCCTACTGAATCGTTGTGTTTGCTGCTGTATCCAAGTCGCGACGGATGGAGCTTTGTGTGGCCGCCTTGCGTTCTGCAGGCGTCATCTTCAGCGGGTCTACTCGCGTTCCTTCCGTTACGCCCTTTTTCAGTTCAGAAAACTGTGAAACTGAACCCTGTCGCACGTTAGGGTTGGAGCCGTACTTCTCGCTCAACTCACGCGTGGTTTTCTCGCGCTCTTCCTTGCGAATCGCTTCTTCGCGCTTCTGCGACTCTTCGAGTGCAATCGCCTTGCGCCGGTCATCGAACTTGTACTTCTGCGCTGCCCAATCCGCGATGTTCATGCGGTTGCGTCCAGCCTCTTCGCCAAGCGCGGTCGGAGAGTCGGGCATCGCGGTTCCAAAAAGCTTCTGGTAGTTCCACTGCAGGTCGGCGATCATGCCGAGCGCGTTCCCTACCTCGGAACGAAACTGCGAAATATCAGGCGATCCCGGCACGGCGTTCGGTACATAGCGGCCGCTGTTCGGGTCACGCGGATTCGGATTGTTCGGCTGGAAGGGAGGAACGTCGGCCACAAATCCACCACTCTTTGCGCCTTCAGCGAGCCGCTTGTAGTAATCGCGCTCTGCGTTCAGGTTCGCTTCTTTGTTTCCCCACTCGTTCAAAGCCGGGGTAATCTGCTTTTCGAAAAGATCATTGGCTGCACGCTGTGCGGTCTCGGCGGCAAGACGCTCTTGCTCTGCGCTGGAAAGCACTGCGTTGAACCCTTCGACGGCCTTCGCGTCAAGCGCTGCGATCTGCTCATCGGTCATTCCTACGGATTTCAAAACTTCTGCGGTCGTTGGCATAGACTCCCTCGGTCTAGTAAGGCGGACTCATCTGCGGAGTCTGCTGCTGCGGTTGAGCAACCGTGATCGCGCTCATCGCTTCGTTCAGGCCTTGTGCTGCTTTCGAAAGGCCAGAGGAGGCTGCGGGATACTGCGTTGCAAACTTCTGGAGAACGCCCTGAATATTGGCGAGGAACATCAGCTCTGGGGGAGCCGGAGCCTGCGACGGTGCTCCACCCTGCGAAGGGTCTGGAGCTGGCGCGCCTTGCGGCGCTGCTGCACCGGGCTGCTGTGACGGATCGGGAACTGGAGCTGCTGCCATTCTTTTCCTCGCGGATAAACAGGAACGCCGGATAGAGAACCTATCCGGCTGGTAGTTACTTCTTCTTTTCTGCCTTCATGGCCTTCTCGCCACCCTTGCGCTTAGAACCCTTTTTCATCAGGTGCGCAGATGCGTCAGTCTTGATTCCACCCACAACTTTTACGCCTTTTGCTCCAGCCATAACTTCCTCCGAATAGTGCCCAAAATAGAAAAGCCCCAAGGCTTTTCAGCTCTTGAGGCAGGCACAGTCCCGAGGGATGGGGGTGACTGAATCTCATGCGCGAAGTGAATCGCGTCTTCGTTACTCCAACATATCGAATGTAGGCTGTCAACTACATTTTGAAATTATGCTGAATCGCTCATGCCGATCATGCGACGAACGCTCTTCGAAACATTTCCTGCAAGCTTCGTGCGCTCGATCACAACGATGGTGCGTACTCCGCCTTGCTGCGTCTCGTAGGTCAGCTTTCCTGTCGTCTTCATACGCCGCATGAACGAGGCGATATCGGCTGCGCTAGCCTTCGCATTCAACACGCTCTCTGTCACGATGAAGTCTGTCGTGCTGACGATCATCTCCTCGTCACTCACATGCACTGGCGCTGCTGTCATCGGTATTCTTCGGGCCTCTGCTCCCACATTTCTCTTATCGGTTTCGACCATCTATCCACGCCATAACCCGACTTCACCAGCGCGTCTAAGCAGCCGTAACAGCCGATAGTGATTGTCCTACCGGGACCAACTTCCTTTCCGCACTTCTCGCACTTCGTCATCGGCTCTCCGTTACTGTGGTGCGTCCATCGCTCTTCTGCACGATCTTCGGCGGAGCCTGACCACTAGGCGGCCGTCCCGGCTTGCCCTTGCCACCGCCCTGCTGTGGCGTAGGTCCTGCAGGCTCCGGAGGGCCAGCAAGGCCGAGTCCCTGTGCCTCCTGTGCCGCCATGGCCTGCAATTGAAGGTCCTGCATCTTCTCGTTGACGAAGCGCTCGCGCAGCGTAGCTCCCGGCACCTCGCCATAGTTGTCGATGTCCATCTTCTTCGCCACGTCGGCAAAGGCAATCGGGGCCTGACCGCGCCAGAGCTGCAGCCACTTCAACTGCTCCTGCATCTGCGTCACCTTCAGCAGCGTAGATGGGATCGAAGTCAGGCGGATGTTCTTGGCGAACTTTTTCGCGCGCTGAAGCTGCGTGTAGTACGAAGGATCGAAGGGCACTTTTCCCTGTACCAGCTCGTCTTCGAGATGACTAGGAATCAGCGATTGCGGATCGTAGTCGAAGACCTCGCGAGTGATGTTGTCGGGGCCGATCATGGAGATCACGCGCGCAGTATCGAACCACTGCGGGATCATAAATTTCAACTGGTAGGCAATCTTCGCATTCGAGCGTTCGATGTTGGCCGCGATGCCTTTGGCGACGGGTCCAATGCTCTCCAACAGCTTGTCTGCCGTGTCGCTGGCAATGTTCGCGTTCAACAGAGCAAGATTGGCCACATCTTCCAGACCGAGCTGCTTGCCCATCTTCGCGCTCAAATACTGCAGCCAGTCGAAGTGAACCTGTCTTGCCTGCACTGAATCGGGAAGAAGTGACTGCAACACGTTCGCCGGGGTTCCATCCACGCCTGCGCGTACGTCTTCTTCGAACAGATCGAAGTGCTCAATCTTCGGTCCCGCTGTAGCGGATCGGTCGTATCCCATCGGCGGATTCAGCGTCACACCGATCACCTGATCCATCTTTCGCTCCAGCTTGCGGATCGCCTGCTGAATCGATCCCACGTCGCCGACCAGAGAATTCCCTATCGACTGCCATGGCCAGTCATCCACCTCGTACTGCACCACCGGAATCTGACCATGCCAGTCGAAGGCAGGACCGTCATACATCGGCTTCGACATCCCGCGATTGGAGATGATGAGTCGAAGATTCGGGTAGATCATGCAGTCTTCTTCGGTGGCAGGGCGATAGAACGGATGGCCACCACGCACTCCACCAAAGATCATCTGACCGATGAACGGCACGATGTAAAACCAGCTCGTTCCCGGCTGCCCCATGGGGAGCGGCTTGCCGTACTTGTTGATCGAGATATCACGAACAAAGGTGTAGCGAATCTCGCAGTTCAGACTGCCGAAGTCGCGCTGTTCAGTGCCGTAGCGAAACCGTTCTGCGTGGTCTACGCGACGGCTCTGGACCAGCGATGTGAAACGCATGCGATCTACTGGCCGCAATTCATCCTGATACAGGGGGAACCGGGCATGCGCCTCAGCAATGGGCATGTACTCGAAGATTGTGCAGGTGTAGGCGTCCTGTACGTCGTTGGTGGACGGCACCTGTGTCGGGATGACATCCATCAGGCCTAACGGCTCGAAGACGAACTGACGTTCTCCAAAGCCATAGTTGGCTGTCTTCACCTTCGGCCAGTTGTAGCCGCGCCCCATCACCCCGGCATACTGCAGCGTCTTCCGGAGCTGGCCGGTAAAGCACGACTCCAGATAGACCACCTTCGCCAGACGCGTCTCCATGTCGGCGTACTGCTTGTACTGTGATGCATCGGAGCCATAGGTCCCGATCTCGCGCATGTCCGAAAGGGTCTCTACGAACTTGCGAACGTCGTACTTCAGCTCGTTGGTGATGAGCGTCGATTTCGTCTTGTCGTTGAACACCGCATCGAAAATGCGCATGTTCTGCGGAAGTGTCTTATAGGAACGCTGTCCCTGCAGCCAGCCTTCGCCCTCTTGGATGTTCTCCTCCACCCATCCCATACGCTCCTCTGGAGACGCTGTGAACGGTGGGCATTGCCAGTACGAGGGCCGGGTCCTATTTGCCATTCTCGAAGGCCTCTACGTGCAGGTAACTCTGGCGGATCGTCTTGGCCTTCTCTTCCTGCTGATCCAACATCTGAAGAGCCTTCTTCATGAAGAGGGCATTCAGACGTGCGTTCTTCGTGTCGATCCCCGCCTCTAGCTCGCGCAGACGCCCCTTGATCTGCTTGCGCAGGTCGTCGCGCATGGGACCTTCAATCTGCTCGCGCTCGTAGTCGCTCATCTCCGTGATGCGCTGATCCTGCCTGCGCAGGCGCTCGCTCCACATCTCCGCTTCGTGTGCGTGGTTGCACTCAATCGTCTGGTAGCCCATAGGCTTCATGGAGTCAAACTGCGGAGGCGCACCCTGCATGACGTGCTGCGTGCGCGGATTGTGCCAGAAGTAAATCTTCGTCGCCATCTGCGCATTACCGCGAGGCATGACGATCTCTTGCGCGGGTTCTTGCGCTGGTGCCTGCGCTGTCTGTTCTACAGCGAGAGGCGCAAGCGTTTCAGGCGTAACAAGTTCAAGTTCGGTCATAAAGGGGAGGCCGCGATGTTGGCTACAGCCTACATCACATTTTCTTGGAGCCGCAACAGATTCTTACCAGTCGCCAACTGTTACAAGCGTTGACTCAACCCAATTCACTGACAGTTGCGGCTTCTTATCGGTCGGCATGGTGTAGCGTTTCGTCGCGCGTTCAGCCATCACATCGAAGTGATGACGGCTGAAATAACTCATGCCTGCGGCCATGATCCGATCATCCTTCTTCCCGCTCTGGTGGTCCATGCGCGTTTTTCCGCTGGCCAATGTCTTGCGCTCCCACGCACGGCACTCTTCAATCAGCCACTTCGAGTTGGGCTTATACCAGCCGTTGTTGATGGCATCGACAAAGCGCCCCGTCATCAGCGGCCGCGTCACTGCGTTGGTGCGGAATCCCTGAATCACGCTGCGACCTTCTTTAGGGTGCTTGTGGTCGTACTGCGTGGCAGCGTCGTGATGATAGTTGAAGCCCATCAGCTTCAACTGGAGCTGGCAGTCGTCGCCGGTTCTCACGCGCTGTTCGATGGCAAACTTCACCCCGCGCGGGTCCTTCGTCCTGCGTCCATACCACGCTGCCAGACAAGCTGCGAAGCCGACCATCTGAGGCGCATTCACGCGGTTGTGAACGAACTCGCATACTTGCTCATCGCAGAACTCGCCGAAGACGTTGTGTGTGACAGAGAGCACGGAGCGATCCTCGTCGGGCGTTCCGAGACCATCGGCCGTATCGATGCCGAAGGTGTAATCATAGCCATCCTTCGGAGGCTCCCACACCCGAATCCTGCCCAAGCTCTCCACTTCTCGCTCGTCGTTGCACGGCAACAGAGGCACCATCACCCACTCATAACGCTGATTGCGATGCGAATTCCAATAGACCCGAATGCGTTCCTTGTCGTAGTCGATCATGTCATCGTGAGGTTCAAAGCCGTCATCGATGCTATCGCCAATAATGGCGTAGTCCTGAAACTCCTTCTTTCGCTCCCGCTCGATTACCTGAATTACGTTGTCATCGAAAACAGGATCGTTTTTGCCCTGCAGGGCTTCGAAGTCATCAGCAGGCATCTGCGAGAGCCACACCTTCTGCGTGTGCGTCTTGATTGCCTCGTCGTAATTGAACTCCCAATACCACTGTTGCTCGCGTGGCATCTTCCAGTTCTTGCCGAAAATCTTGGCTAGATAGTCCGTGTTGCGGATGTATACCTCACAGCGCGCCACGTGCTTCCGGGTCTCTGCGTGTGGTCTCCAGTCGGCCGGGATGGGGAACTTACGCAACCAGTCCGGCTCCGGGTATTGGTCAGGAGCGCACGGCCACGATAGGAAGATGGGACGAAGGCGAGAACGGCGATTCGGCCAATCCTCTTTGATGCCTCTCCACTTGTCAGCCTGCCAACCTGTGTTGCCGTTGCCGGTCCCTTCGTACACTGCGAACAGTTTGCGCGTGGGATGAGTGGCTTTGAACAGGCCCTCTTCGAGTACCTTCTTCGGGTTGGGGATGTCGCCGATCTCGGAGATGTGCACCAGCGTCGGCGTCCATCCCTGCGCGATACCTGTCGCCTGCGATCCGGACTGCACTGCCAGCACGGAGCCGTTGGCGAACTCCATCAGCTTGATTCGATCTACGGTCTGGCGTGGGATCAGCCACCATGGCAGGTGCTTCAGGCAAATATCCATCATGCGGCCAAGCAGCTCCGACTTGTCCGTGTTCACCGACGCCATAACGCCCTGTGTGTTCTTCATGAACAGAAGGCGATGGAGAAACTTCAGGGCGACCTTTGTCGAGACGCCGAGCTGGCGCGCCTTCAGCACCATCAGCTCAATCGCTACGCCCTCTTCATCGAACTCCGCAATGATCGAATCAAAAACCTCCTGCGACTTGCGATTCTGAAACTTGTAGATCGTCGCCGAGTTGTCGCTGATGTACGCATAGCGCGTCTCCCAATAGGAGGAGTCGTAGGTGCAAAGAATCTGCTCGTTCTCGATCATGCGCCTGATCCAGTTGGCGCGCTGCGCGGTTACGCGCGTGTTCAGGTCGATGTAGCTGTTGCGGGAGTTGGCTTCGGTCTGCGTGATCGAGTCAATGTAGGCCTTGAACTCTTCTACCCACTGCAGCGAGTGATACTCCGGCATCCACCCATTACGGCGCTCGAAGTCCACCAGTTTTTGCAAGATGACTGATTGCGAGTACATGTGCCGTGTAGGTTACAGCCTACATTGATCCCGGAACAAGTCTTAAGCACGAAAGGCCTCGGATTGCTCCGAAGCCTTCGCGCCCTACAAAGGAGAGACCTGCATGAGCAAGTCAGCGTCATTCTCGCCAATGACAGCTAAAGCGTACCACAAAAAATCGGCGAGACCGAAGTCTCGCCATCTGCCTTGACATTATCTGGATTGGTCGATTCCTTTTGTTTTACCTGCTCTCACACCATACTCCGGTTTCGTCGCGAACGTACGGGCTTCGGCTGCCACTTTCGTAGAGGCACATCGCGAATCAACTTCTTAGCGCCACACTTGCACACGCAATGAAAGAAGTGTCCTGCAGGCTGATGACATACGTGACGCTTCATCTCCGGCTGAGTCGCATCGTCCCATTCCTTCAGGCAGAAGGCGTAGCTCATAGAACACCATCCGGAGCCAACGCGTCCTGCGTGCGGGTCAGGCTTGGGAACATATGCTCCAGATCGTTGTCAGCTTCGATGGGTGGTGGAAGCGCCGGAGGACCACCGTCTCCGTTCTCGATCTCTCGCCGTCCAATCGGGTTGATGATGAAGGTGCTGCCCTTGCTGGTCGGGAGGAATTGGAGTGCGGTATCGAGCGCTGTGCGATCCTTATCGCCACCGGGCTCCAGAGCATACTTCACGCGGCTCGCCGTAATCCTCGGATGATTCGATAGGGCGATGATCTTCACCGCGTTGACGCTGTAGGCCTGTAGAGAGAGGATCGCCGAACCTAGAAGCCGCGTCGTATCGATATCGCCAGCGATGGCAATCGCCTCCCATGGCAGGCACTCGCGATCTCGCTCCGGAATCGAATCGTACTTCTCCAGAAAGGCACGGACGATCAGGTCTGCAGAGAAGCGCATCGCCTGTAGAACCTGTTTCAGGCCTCCCTGCGATTGCTTCAACAGAGAGCTGATGTCGGGAACTTCGCCAATCTGCTCTTCAGTGACTCCGAGGCGCTTTAGAGCGTCCACCCTTCGGCTTTCGAGCTTTACTGGCTTGAGCTTCGTGGAACCGTGCCTCTCTCCGGCCGATCCATTCCGCATCGGTTTCTTCACTGAAGCCTTGCTCTTCTCTGATCCGCTCTTCTTCGGTTTGACGATGCGTAACCGTGGCATCTACTACCTCACTCGCCAGACGTGGCGCTGGAAACCTTCGTTCAAATATCTCGGCGATCTTGCCCAACGAGACAGCAATGCTTTCAAACGCCGTGTTCAGCCTATCGCTCTGGTAAGAGTTGTCAGCCATTATTTGCTCTTCTTCTCCTCGGAGGCTGGAATCTTTTCGAGCTGGCCGTTGTTGGTGTTCAGACGATAGCCGGGATGACGCTTCACGATGTCATCGCTAAGAGCGCGAATCCGCTGTACCAGCTCGTTCTGCTCTGCGGCTACCTTGTTCGCAAACTCCACCGTGGCCTGAACCGCGATCTGTTCCGATGCCGACAACTGCTCTACGTGGGCCTGTGGCGCAGGTTTCTGCTGCGCCACTCCGATCCCGAGGCAGAAGAACAGCATCATTGCTGCGGCTGCTGCCTTCTTCGCGTCCTTCCGCGAGTAGCGAACGTGCTTCACCACTGGCTTCCCATCCTTGTCGTTGGTCTGTACCGGAACAGGCTGGCCGGTCTGCACTCGCACTTCGTTAGGAGGTGCCGGTTCGATGTCGAACTCAACCTCATGGACCTCCGTCGCATCAGGATCGACAGGCTTTGCCCCTGTGTCGGACTCGGCGGTAAATGTTTCGGTGATGACCATGCCTGTATCGTGCAGCTCCAGATCGATACGCACCTTGGCCGCCATGAAATCGTAGGCGCTGTTTGGATTCAAGTAGCAGCTCTTGTGAAGCTGTGTTCGAATCTCATCCAGCACCGCTTCAATAACTTCTCCACCGTTCAACTGCAGGTTCAAAACCCTCTCCGGCATCCGCTCTCCTTTGCGTGCTTACTGCGCTACAGCCTCTTGTGCAAACGTGCGTTTCAGGCGATTGTATTTCGCCATGGTGTTGGGCAGCGGCATGCAAAGCCACTCCGGCTTGTGTTTGTTTCCGTTTTCTACATACTGGACGGTCCTACGCGAGATACCGAGAATCTTGGCAAACTCATCCTGCGAAAGCAGGTGAGCCTTACGAAATTCCTTCCAATCCTCGGCAATCTCTTTCTGTCGGGCAATCTGAATGGCAGTCGGCGCTTTTGGTCGATTCACTTCCCCTTTGCTCCTTCGCTTGCGTCACTGCTTGCGCCATGCCCTCTATCCTGTAGGTTCAAGCCTACATTGTCAATTCCTTTTGATTCCGCGCGCCATCAGGCACGCCTCTTTCATCTTCTCTGTCTTTAGCTGAACCTCGTCAGCCTTCTTCGCCAGCTCTAACGATGCAGCCATGCTTTGATCGCGGAATTTCTGTCCTCGTCGCATGGTCATGTAGTTCGCGCCGACAGCCGCAAGCTGTATGAAGGTGAGAAAGAGAATGAACCGCGTCCTGCGCTTCAATCTCTTCGTTACCGTGGGCAGCCAGTCCAAATACTCCTGTTGCGTCATCCCGCGCGCGTTATCGATCTCTCTTTGGTTCACTGCGCTCCTCTTTCCTGGGTTGTTTCACTTCACTCGGCTTTGCGACGGGTCCGCAGTTCATCGAACACTGGCCATCTTCCCAACAGTCGCCGCAGGGCGGTACGGATCGAATTCCAAACCTGTAGTTGAAAATCACAAACCTCCTTAATGGCGGAAGGCCGGAGCCACGTGCCTGTGTACCCCGACCTCCCGACTTCAGTTTTTCGAGCCGGAGTCGAACCGGCAACCTTCTGATCCAAAGTTCAGATGCTCTACCAAGTGAGCTATCGAAGACTGCGTACTTGAATTGCTTCCGCTAGGCTGACCTAGAGTTATTGAGCCTTACCGCCGACACTCTACCACTGAGTTACCCTGCCATGAATTTTTTGGGGGCAGGGACCGGATTCGAACCGGCGACTTCGGTTTGTGGTTTACTCCAGCAGCTTCGCTTTACTACGACGCAGATTGAGCCTGTTTGGGTGAGAGCCTGAATGCCTCCGGCTTGAGAGCCTTCGGCGTGACCCATCAACCTCAGTCTTAGTCTGAGCCTTGGACAACCTCTTTCGAGGCCACCCAAACTGTTAGGCGGTCGCCCGAAAGATGTAATCCATCAGCTTCCCGCCAATCTTGTTGACGGTGGGATCGATCTCCTCACCGTTGGCGCGCGAACGCGCCTTGCTGACCGCACGAAGAAGCTCCTCGCCGCGCTCCAGATAATCTGCCTTCTGGACCGGCGTAATCAGCGAAGACCACTCCTGTTCCAGAATCACGCCAACGCGCTCGTCAGCCGTCTCCTTCGCGATCTGCGCAGGGTGCTGTGGCGTTGACGGGGTGATGGTGATGTATTTGTCACGCTTCTGCGTGCTCACCTTACGCACCTCGCGCGCCTTGTACACGCCTCCCTCGCGCTGATCGTCCTGCTGAAAGCCCTTCGCCGGATCGAGCGTGGGAATTACCTTCACGAACTCCAGAGATTCCTTGATGCGCTTTTCGAGCTGGAGCAAAGCGGTTGCCGGTACATCCTTCGCCAGTATGTCTCCGTTCTCCAGAACGATGTCAGCCTTGGCCTGAGTGTTCGCCATGTCGATGGCAAACGCCGCATCAATATGGCGCACTCGAATCCGGTTCAGCCAGTCGATCTCCTTCTGCACCGTAGTCTGAATGCTGGACTGCTCGCGAGTCTCTGCTTGCTGATTCTCGCCGTCCGGGGTATACGTCACCAACTTCTCCTGAAACAGGTGCCGCTTGTTCGCAAAGGTAGCTTGTAGGTCGGTTCTGCACTTTTCCGCCTGCCCTTTCAGATTGGATTCCACTGCCAGTAGTTCATGTAACTTCGCCATAGGATTTACTTTCTAACCTCCTTTTCGTTTCTCAACTTCAAAATTGCCTGTGCTGCCTCTTCAACTTCACGGCCGCCGAAGCAACCGCTATCTCTGCCCTGTTCTGCAATCCTCTTGAGTGCGTTCGCCGTGGCCATGGAGCCGTACTCTTCGCCTCTCCACCACGCCGGGTGAGCCCCATCGGTCCCATCCCAAAACTCGTTGTCTACACGCGTGTAATCCTTGCTGGCATCCAAGCCATATTCATCGGGTTTACTGAAGCGGCCTTTGACGGCCTGAATCTTCGCATCCAAAGCAGCCTGATTATTTTTGACCGCCTCGATCCGACGAGCGAACAGAAGCGTAGCGAAAAGAACGCCAGCCATGAAAGAGGAAATCGCCGCATAGATCAGGTTGACGGTTTCTGGCTTCAAACGGGCTCTTTCTCCTCTTGCTACCGAGAGGAAAATATAGCACGCTTGCGCTCTCACTTGCGCTACGGAATCGGATTTATTTTGTGGGCTGCAGGCTACTTGATCTGCTGATCGGAAAAGCCGTTCTGCGCCAGCACGGAGTTATACATGCTGATGACGGCTGTAGGCGTCGGCAACTCCACATCGCCGCTCTTGAGCGCTGGCTTGGCCGCTGTGCGCGTATGCGCCTGCAGTCCTGTAGCCTGCACCGAAGGAACGATCACCTGCAGAGCTGCCACAATCGAGATAGCCAGCGTCAGACCGGCTGTGATCGCGGTTCGCGTGTTGGTATCGCTGATCGTCAGGCCATCCAGAATCGTCGGCAACTGCGTTGCGAGCTGACTCAGCGTGTCGCTGATCTTGGCGAGGCCAGTATCACTCGGCGAAGTCTTGTAAGCGTTGATGGCCTGTGCCAGCTCGTTCAGAGTGGTCTGTGCGATCTGTGCTGCGCGTCGAATCTTGTCGGCATTCGACGGACTGAGCTGACCATTCGCCTGAGCTACGGCCACCACACCCAACACGGAGAGAAGAATAGCGGTTGCCGTGTGCGCATCGGCCTCGGCGTTGTCCATCCAGTTCTTTGCGGGGCAGCCAACCGTAGAGATCAGGAAAGGCGAAGCCATCACTGCACCGGAACCACCCAAAAACTCGCGTCGATTCATGGAAACCCTCTGTCGGCTGGAGCCTACAGAGGAATACTACACGTTCTCAGGCGGTTTCCAGCCTGCACGGATCATGGAATCGGCGGCATCGTTGATGCCCTGCATGTAGCAGGAATTCGCCATCGTTTGAAGGTGTTTGAACTGCATCCCGGTATAAATCCAAGCGTGAACCATTCCCCAAGTACGATCCTTGGCGATATCGGCCATCTTCGCAGGAGGGAAGAAGCCTTGCAGCTCAAAGCGCTCTCCGAGTCTAGTGAGATCGCGGTCGCGCTTGTAGGGGCCTCTACGCATCGGGATCGGTCTCTCGCTTTTGTATCTCTTCGGCATCCAGTTCGGAACGAAACTCCCGGAAATCATGCATCAGCGCTGCGGCTGCACCATTCGGGAACTCTGCCTTGTCGAAAAACTTCAGAATCATCGCGTCGGCTTCTGTCCGCGAGGCCATGCGTAGAATGTCCATCGCAACGCTTCTGGCTTCGTTCATAGAAAGCTGAACGATCATGCCCTGTTCCGTCAGGATTTGAACGTACGGCTGCTTGTCGCGATTCGACACAATTCCATTGATGATGATCGAAGGCATTACTGAGGGCTCCCTTTCGCTTTCTGCTCTTTCTCCATGTTGGCCACGAACTCCGGTAGGCAGGAGGTGCACAGGTAGATGAAGTTGTCTTCGCCCTTCTCCTTCATCATTGCCTGCGTCGAAGGTGAAATCCACGCGATCTTGTTGCAGGAGCAACGCACCTGTTTCGAGCCATTGATCGACGCGTCAGGACCAACCAGAATCACCGCCTTCTCTCCCGGCTCTAACTCCATCTCGTCAACGCATTTGATCTTGCCTGACTGGACGCCCCGCTTGAGCACTTGCGCTCCGTAGCTGTCTTCCCGGAGCAATTTTCGAATCGCTTCTCTCTCTTCCATTTCTTCCCTCCTATATCCATGTTTCAACAATGTTGGGATCGTCGGCGGCTTCGCGTGGTAGCACAGCGCAGTAGACCGGCACCTGTTGACGAGCCTCTTCGAGCGAATCGCACACCACGCCGAAGCGATACACCTTCGGCTCTCCAGAGCCATCTACCAGATGGAGTCGCACCACAAAATGTGCAGGGAAATCCAGCGGATGACCGTAGATCGTCCACATCGGCAACATGCCCTGTTGAATGTACTCATTCGCCTTCATAGCTGCAGCGAAGCTGGCTTCGTAGTTGTAGATTTCACGCTCCAACTTCAACCCTCCTCTTCGGCTGAAAGTTCCTTTTCAGTCGCGAGATCGGCTTCTCGAAGAAAGTGAACGAGACCCATGCCAGCAGAATGGTCAGAACGAACGTCACGACAAAGCGGATCGCCTGATGCTTCGAGTAGCCTGCGTGCGGAGCGATCCGCGTTGCCAGCCAGTCAAAGTAGGTTCTGAACAGCCAGTGGTAGATGTACATCCCGTAGCTGATGGTTCCGATCCAGCGCAGCCAAGCCACTTCAAACACTCTCTGCACTCTGCCTTTTTCGAGACTCATCACGATCAGGCATCCCCAAAAGATCGCGATGGCGGTCAGGTCGAAGATGGTCCGGATGCGGTCGCTGCCAAGGCTTCCCAAAATGAAGATCACGAACGAGATCGGCATGAAGAACTTCGCATCGATCCAGAGGCCTCGCCGCATGGCAATGGCGATGTATCCACCGAACGCCAAACTCCCTGCATTCGCCCACAGTGCAGGACTATGGGGCATCGGGTTCGACGTGAAGCCATAAGCCACAGAGCCGAGTGCCGACGCTATGAAGACGTAAGCGCAGAGCCTTTGCGCCTGCGCCAACGTCTTCATTCTCAGCAGTAGGGCTGGCCAAAGCAGATAGAACTGCTCCTCCACTGCCAAGCTCCAGAAGTGAACCGTCACCAACGGCGAGGGCAATGCGTGTGGATGCAGGCCGAAGGCGTCTACGTTTTGCAGATAAAGGACGTAAATCCACATCTTGCGCAGGCACTCATGGAACGTACCGGCCGGGATCGAGCCGATCAGCACCAGCAGCAAGGCGAAGTAGTAGAGCGGAAAGATGCGCAGAGATCGCCGGGCATAGAAGTTTTTCAGGTGATGCGGGTCTTCTCTGGTGTCCCACAGGATTCCTGTAATCAGGAACCCGGAGAGCACGAAAAACAGGGTCACGCCTGTCCAACCGTACTTATTCACCACGCCAATCGCGTGAAGGAGAGGCTGCGACGACTGTGCGCCTCCGCCTGTGTGGTAGAAGACCACCATAAGAACCGCCAGACCGCGTATTCCGTCCAGCGCTGGAATGTGTTTCTGTTGGCCCATGTCTATCGCCTCGGCAAATACCGCTTGGCGGCCTTTACGAGCCCCTGCAGGGCCTCTTCGTCATGTTCTGTACCTACCTGTGCCGACGCACGCAGGAACGGCAAGCCGGTCTCTATGCTCTCTGTAACCTCTGCTCTGGTTGCTGGCCGCCCCTCGGCGTACCACTCCGTCTGAAAGGGTGTGCCCATGTCGAAGATCACGCCGGGATTAGCCTTCTCTGCTTTGTAGGTTCGGCAGAACCATAGCAGCGTCACGCCGGGGTTGCGAGTAATCATTCCTTCTGTGTTGACCTTCTCCGGAATGCCTTCGCGTCTCACCATCTTCGGCTTGGTGAGGAACGGGCAGGCTAGAGCGGCGTAGCGTGCGCACTCGCGATGCGATGGAGGCTCTGAGCTGATGCGATTGATCGCGCACATCGGACCAACCACAAAGATCATCTCGCGAAACAGGCGTTGACCGCATATCCAGCACAGACGCTCTCTCACGCAGCGCACCAGCTTCTTCGCATCCATGATGCGGAACTCTGGCTTGCCGTCGATCCATTCCACGAAGAACGGGACAGGATAGCCACGCTCATCGATGGGCAGCTTCTCCATGAAGAGCGGAGGCGATGGGATGTCGTGGCGCAACGCAGTCGTACTCATTGAAACGTCACCTCGTCTTCTGTGGTTACGATGTTCATGTCGTGGCGACGGCACCAGACCTGTATGAAACCCTCATCGGTGAGCCCAACTTCAACCGATTGCCAGTCCTTCGGTTTTGTACCCTTCGGCATTTCTTCAATGCACTTTCGGCAATGGAAATGGAGCTTGATTTCACTCGGCATCCACCACCTCCTCAAAACCAAGGAACGGCAGCTCTTCGGCGTTCAGGCCATGGAGCGCGATGTAATGGCGAGGCACCAGCCATGTACGGCTCTGGCGCGTTACTTTGATGTGCTCGCCGTTTTCAGCGACAAGCTGCTCCATCTGTTCGCGAATGGTGTCGTTCTCGTAGTGCAGGGGCCTGCCACATGCGCACAGAATCTCTGTCGTCATCAATTCACCGCCTCCTTCCACGCATCTCCCGGCATGATGCCGATCTGACGCGAGAACTCCTGTATTGCTGCCTGAGCCTCCAGAGGCCCGTCAGGAAACATCGCCATGTAGGAGTTGTAAAAGACTCCCAAAGCGTCACGCATCACCTCTGTAGCGCCCTCTGCGGTGCTGTCCAATGCGGCCATCTGACCGGCCAGATAGAACGATGCCGACAGCACCAGCACCATCTTGTGATTCAGCGTAAGCATGTCCCGAGGAATGCTATTCACCTTCTCCAGATCGTCTTTTATACCCATAGGAACTCCATCTTTACCCAATTCACAAAACTCGGATGCGTGATCGATCTGGCGTACTCGTGCGCCTCGCGATCCATGCGCATGAAGCCGGTCTCTTCCCCGTTTTCTGCGTTTTTGATGTCCTGCTCGTAGTCCGCGCTGGTGTAGCACCACTGCTTTCCGTACTCCGGCATTGATTCATTCAGCAGCACACCGGCCGTAACCGTCCAAAAGCCCTTGGCTCGCGTCATCCGCCCTGCTCCAGCTCGATCTTCCTGCTGTGCAGGTACTCGATCAGTTTGTCCTTGCATCGCAAAAACTCCTCGTACCTCTTTGCCTTCAGACACTCCGCAGTGTAGCGTCTGATCTCTTCCAGCTCTTTGTCCGTGGGAGCGCGCCAATCTACTCGTCTCAGTGTGCGTTCGCCTTTCGTTGGTCGATCACATCTCGTACCAGTGCAATTGCCGCCTTCGCGCTCTCGCTGTTCAGAAACTCTTCGTCGGTCTCTTCCACCAGCCATCGCTTGTTGTTGTAGAGGTTCACCGCTGCGCAAAAGGCACACACAAGGCGCATTCCCGGCTGCAGGTTGGCCTTCTTCTTCAGCTCCTCCGGGAAGCCGCCCTTGCAGGCATAGCAGCGCAATGGAGGACCATTCTTCTTCACGTCGCGAAGGAATTTTTTGATGTCCTCCTGCATGCTTTTGAGCTTTTCATCGTTCAGCACTTCCGGCCGATCTTCGATGACGAGCACCATATCAGGGCCGAACTGCAGCATCGCAGCGCAGTAGATGCAGAACGACACATCGCCGGGCTTCGGCGCAATCTTGTCGTTTTCAATCGACGATGCGCCGTCGAGTTGCCCGAAACACACCGGGCATAAGCGTGCCGGGACGCGCACGGCATTGTCGATGTCCTCAATCTTGTTCATTGCTTCCCCTTCCCTATGACTATGGGGTCCCGGCGGCCATCCGTGCCCTCGATCCACTTGCGGCCACGCTCCAGCCACATCAGGAATTCCACACCACCTACAGCCGCGCGAGCCTGCAGCTCTTTACTGTCGGGCTCGTAAGCCACAAGGATGCTGAACTGCTCCGGGAACTCGGGAGCCGGGAGGAAGCCACCCCTCGAGATCGACTCCAGCGTGATCGGATCGGCCTTGGCCATGCGATCTACGTTTTCCTGTTCCATGATGACGACAAGAATCGATTCCTTCGACTCTGTAAGGTTCAACATCGACATAATCATGCGTTCACCTTCCGATAGACCCTGAAGGCCAGCCAGTTGCGCACCGATCCACCCTCACGCTCTTCTGATTCAATCTTGTGTTCGCTCTCCAGCTTCACCAAGGCGTCATAGACGGCCTGATAGGTGATGGCGTGCTGAAAGACGTACTCCACCTCTTTGTGCACGTCCAGACCCGCCGTCCAGTCCAGCGTGAGCACTCTCAGGATGGCTTCCCGAATGTCTTCGCTCGTAGTCTTCATGCGTCCCCTAGGATTACGCGCAGGCAGTCCCAATGAATCTCCACCGCGCGCGAGTTATACGGCTTGCCGACAAGAAAGGCACGGACCGCTTCTTTGTTGTCAGGATCAGGGCCAATAGGCATCAGCGTCGTGTAATCTCCTGCGGCGAACTTCTGATCGCACAGAACACACTCATTGCCGACCGAGGGATGATCGACCGTCTTCGGTCCAAACCTGCGCGGCAAGTCGGTCTGCTGAATTGTGCTATCGATCACCGGGTCTCCTTTTTGCACTTGTGTGCTTTGTATTCCCTGACGCCCATGGGCTCCCTGCAGCCGGGACAGAGCTTCACGATCTTGGGTCTGCCACCGGCATGGGTCACGCGCAGGGCGGCGTTCCGTCTGCCTACCTCTGACTGCAGCGCTTTGGTCGGTATGCGCTCCAGAAGCCGAAGCATCTCGCCCTTCTTCATTGGAGTCACCGGGCCTCCTTCCGGGCCTGTTCGGTCAGGCGGTCAAAATCCTTCAGAATCTCCTGCGAACTGCGCAGCGGGAGGAACAGTAACCCGCGAAAAAACGCGCGAATCTTCATCTTGCGAAGCACCTTTTTCTCCAGCTCGTTCAACGTCCAAACCCTCCTGTAGGCTGCGACCTACAATGTATATCACTTGCGCTTTCACTTGCACATTTAATTTCAGGTCGATACCCTAGAGGCACCCGTCGCAAGCTGGAGCCCCTTCCTGTAAGGGCTTGTCAGTTTGCCAAGTCGGGCCGGAGCCTGTTGAGCCCGGCTTAGCGGTCTGAGACGGGCTACCTTCCCAATAAACACCCGATAGCCGCCCCGATCAGAATCGGAGTCACCACATCCGCGATGAACCGCATCAGCACCATCGTCGCCTTCACTCCGGCACCTTCTTCGACTCCATCCGCGCGAAGACGAAGGGCATCGACTGCCAAGCTTCGGCGAACTTCTTCACGTCGCGCTCGTCGTTCATCATCAGCTCGTAGAGCTTGCCGTCAGAGACCGACTCCAGCAACTTCCCGGCCTCCCTGATCCCGGCGATGGTATAGGCTCTGGTGCCGGTCACTGTGCCTCCATACCAGTTCTTCCGATCCTTCGAATCGAAGGCTTCGCCATCCTCGTAGTAGCGAAATCGGTAGGTAACCTCGTACTTGTTTTCGGGCTCGATTTCGCGAATCCCTGCCATCCAGTCCTGATGCCCCGGAATGGTGTTCAGATACCAGAGGCCCACGGTCTTCTCGTCTATTCGAATGCTCACAGTGCTCCTCCGCGAAAGAACGGCTCAATCCAAAGTGTGCGCCGAAGGGTACGACCGGGACCGTGGGGCTGCTCGCGCCAGAAACCCGATACCCAATGGCCGCGAGGCGAAGCATGGCTGCCATCACCGGGCTGAACCTCGCGCCGAATCTTGTAAGACCGCCCAATGATGTGGGGCGACCAGTATTCAACGAAGCCGCTCTTGCCGAAGCGAACCCGCTTCAATATCTGGCCGCACTCCACCATTTCGCTCTTAGCCGTCATCAGCAGCAGGATGTTGAAGAGCAGATTCACGCACCGCGCCAGCACTGCATTATCGGAACCGTCCAGTTGCGTCTCTTTGAGTTTGGTGTCATGCCAAGGACCAGCCTCCAAATCCTCACCAACCTGCTTGAAATCGATGAGCTGATAGTTCTCGTCAAGAGTCCAGTGCAGAGTGCAGCCATTGTGGACCCGCGCGAAGATGTTGAAGTTGGTCTTCATGCAGTGCAGCTCCAAGGCGCTCGGAACCGGGTACGGCACCGGCTCTCGTTGGTTCTCCATCGTCCGGCTGTAAGCGACGAAGGAGATGTAGCCTTCCTCGCCGGGGTGCAGAAGCATGTCGCGTGGCAGCATAAAGGCCGCGCACGGCATCGGCAGCTTCATGTCCGTCCAGTCAATCCTTTCGACCGGGGTGGTCTTCAGCAGCGCCTCAGCCAGATCGCGACTCAGGTAGTAGGTAGGCACCCTGTAGCGCACCATGAGCGACGCCCACAGCACCTCAGCCTGTTCGTTTACACCACCCTTACTCTGGACGTAAGCGGAGATCGCATCGATCAGCGCGCGTCCCACCGCCTTGGGGCTGTCATAAGAACCGACATCGTTGTAACGTCGCGGATAGAGGCGATTCCAGAAGTCGGGGTGATCCTTCTCCGTGGCCTCGTAGAGCATTAGCGATTGCTGCCAGCTCTCCTCCTTGGTCATCGATCCAAATCTCACTGAACCGTCCCCTCCATCTCCAGCTTGGTCATGGTCCCGATCTCGTAGGCGTTGTCTTTGACCACGGAGATGGGGAGGAACCCGGTCACCATCCCTCCGCGCTCCGTATACACCGCCCCATCCTCAACCACCAGACCGAGGGCCACACCATTCGGAGAGACCATCTCCACCGTGCAGTAGCACCAGCCATCGGCCGATCCCAACCGACGCACACGAACCCGGTCACCCTTCTTTACGTCGGTCATCCTGCATCCTCCCCATACACGATCACCCTCTCCGCCACCTCTGGACCCGGCGCGCTCGCTACGGGCTTCCTAGCGCGAGCAATGGGCATCGTAGAGCGAGGTTCCTGCCACTTGTAGCTCTTGCAACGAGGGCATACCTTCGGCAACGCGTCCGGGTACATCGGCTCCCATTCATGGCCGCAACGCTGGCACTCCAATTCATCAGTAGTAGTAGTGGTCAACTCATTCTCCTCCAAACAGATTACTTACTACAACTACTACTCCGAGGGGCCTGTCGTCTAGAGCCTACTTTTTTATTTTTTGGTTCTGAAAAAGCGGGTTCTGTTTGGCGTCAATGCCATGGGTGGGGGTGGGGGTGCCGACAAATAAATTAGCCATAGCCATGGCCTATCTAGTCCATTGCGAGCGTTGAACCCTCACCTCAAAGCATGCGTTTGGGTGCCGTGCATCCCATTCCGTAGAATTTGTCTGTGGATGCCCAAACACCAATGTTTACGGGCATTTATGCGTCTGGACAACCGAGCAAACTACTAGACAATGCGCCATGGCTGACCGTGCGTTTGGGCATCACCTGCGCATGCGTTGATAAGCGTACAAAAAACTGTTTGAGAGAGTTGGCAAGGGATCGCCGGTCAGTAATTCGGCGTCTCTAAATGTGCATACGCTATGCACCTTTGTGTGTGTTCCATGGGTGATTACACGTAGCCATCCTTTGCCATGTTCTAGCTTGTTCTAGTTCTTTGTATAGAGGCATGAGAAGGGGATAGCGGACTCGCGTTTGAGGTGCTCAACGGCCTGACGGCCATGAATCGGTTAGGACTCATGGCCGTCAGTTTGCCGGGTTACGTACCGGCCGCGAGTACCACCCCGCACGATTCACTTACCGCTAAAGGATTCGGCACGGTGAATGTCTATGACGCATCCTCTAGACGAGTGATGCGCTTATCTAATTCATGGGTCACTTTGACCAGCGTCGATACATCCGCATGGATCAATGCAAACTTGGCATTCACTTCGGTTCTGAACTGGAGTAGTTCAGCGCGGATACCCTGCATATCAACCCGAACATCAGCACGTAAATCCTGCAGGTTGCGGTTATTGAGGAAATAGGCGAGTAGGACGGCTACGGTAGGCACTGAAGCCGTTGCAATCGCTGTAATGGTCTGGTCTGTCATGGCGAGTGTTTCTCCTTTTGGTGCCCATGGGTAAACGGGCTGTATGAATAATATCAAATACTGTGTTGACTGCATCCACTGGAAATGCTGTACAATCATTTAAGAAGGAAAGGACACTCGCCATGACCAACGTCACACTCAGCCCCAAGTCGGCTAGAGCAACCAAGAAATACGGACTCCTTACCTGCATTGCAGCGTACCGGGACCACGTATCAGGCAATGGAGCAAACACCATCGGATTCGAGAACGGCCTAACCACTTCGCAGGCCGATGCTGCAATAAACGCAGGCCGTGAATACGTAACCTTCACAACCGATGGAGATGTCACTAAGGCCTATCAGAGGGCTTTAGACGGTGGCGTCAAAAATATGCATAGAATCCACACCTCTTCTGACGGGTGGCTGGAAGTAAACGCAGATGGACACGTTTACCTACTCTCACCCGATAAAACCCTCTCCAATCGCTTGGACTCGTTTGTTACGTCTTTCCAGCTTGCTGCATTGCGCGAAGCTGGCCTGCCCGAATCACTCTGCAAATAACCCAAACGCCAGACCGGAGCGTTATCCGGTCAGCCTTACCAGAGGCACTAAAGGAGATACACAAATGTCCGAAGCAATCAAAACCAATGGCAAAGAAGCAATCAGCGAAGCAATCACCAAACTGACCGAGCTGCTAAAAGCTGGCCAGTCCGAAGCCCTAACCGCATACCTCAAAGCGATGGGCACCTTCTATCGCTACTCATGGGGCAATCAGATACTCATCTGGTCTCAGATGCCCGATGCCTCCAGAGTGGCAGGATTCAACGCATGGAAGGATCACAATCGCTTTGTAAAGAAGGGATCAAAGGCGATTCGCATCCTTGCCCCAATGGTAGGCAAAAAGAAGGACGAAGCCACCTCAGAGGATAAATCTTTCGTGTTCGGGTTCCGGTCTGTGTGTGTGTTCGATATCTCGCAGACCGATGGCGAGGAATTACCAGAATTCGCCACAGCATCGGGTGACGCTGCTGATTCCTATCAAAAGCTTTTGACCCTGTGCGCAGATAACAGCATCACGGTTGCCTTTGATGCTGATGACATCCTTCCGGCTAAAGGCATGAGTTACGGTGGGACCATCAAGCTTGCATCGTGCACAAACGGTGCTGAATTGTTCTCAACCCTGACTCACGAAGTAGCGCATGAGTTGATGCACAAAGGCGACAAGCGCACAGGCACAACGAAGGAATCGCGCGAACTCGAAGCCGAAGCCGTTGCCTTCATCGTAGGTTCTGCCATCGGTCTGGACATGAACACATCAAGCGCTGACTACATCAAGCTCTATAACGGTGATGCGGATTCCTTTGCCGCATCGATCGAAGTCATCTCTAAAACGGCATCCACGTTGCTAGATGCCATAGCAGCATAGGTCGAAACGGGCATCTTGCCCGTCTGACCGTGATGCGGTCACTGAAGAGACCAAAAGGAGATTCACTCGCCATGAAAATGCAATCGCGATTCCGGGACCTGAATACCAAGCGTAGGACCCGCATACCATCCATCGATGTTGAGACCAGCGTAGGCGCGTCCAACGTTGGCCCTAACTGGTCACCCGTCGTGACTCTCTCTTTTGGTGACTTCAAAGTGACCAACGTATGCATTCACGCTGCTATGTCCAAAGATGAAGCCATCGCATTAGGCGAGCGTCTTATCCGTGTCGCCAACGGCACAAACTAATTCTCAACCCTAAGCCTCACCAAAGGCACAAAAGGAGATTCAAAATGCACATCCGCTCTATTCTTCGTATCGTTCTTCTACTCGCAGGCTTCGTCTATGGCTTTCATGTTGGCTTCGACTTTCGAAGCATCATTATCTTTGCACTCGTTATCGGCATATCCACAGAGGCCATTTTCCAGCTTTTGGTGCCCGTCCTACGCTTCCGTAGGCTCATGATGATGTCCAAGCACCTCTAAAGGTCGAAACGGCCTGTATAGGCCGTCCATGCGTTACGCGCATGCTGATGAGACCAACGTCAGAAGATTCAACTAAAGGAGATTTACCCGAACATGACCCCACAGTACATTTTGAAAGCTTCACTTTGCCGCGAACCTCACTGCGGCAACTACTCCATCCAATCGCGCATATCCGAAATTGAAAACATGAACTTCGCAACAGGATATGCAGAGCCCGGATATACCAACCCGGCAAAGTGCATCTTGTTCGCCAACTGGAACTATTTTGCTAGCAGCATCGATTCGATTCTGGAGTCTTATGGCTATTCCATTGAATGGTCCGATGAATGGTCTAACTGCGAAAACTGCAACAAAGCTTTCCGCACCTCACCCGATTCTATGGTTTGGCAACCTGCAGGCGGAATCGTAGATGACTGCACAATGCTCTGCAATGACTGCATGCAGAAGGAGGCAAACTAAATGCAATTCAAACTAACCATCCCACTTCCCGGTAAATCTGACGACTTCCAGACCGTACGTGATGGCCTGAAAACTGCCATCGTCAACGTTGGCTCATCTGGCTATTGCGCCAGCTCAACTCCCACAGTCGGCGATACCGGGCCTGTGTTCGATTACGCGGTACAAAACCCTATCGGCTCATGGGAAGTTGTGAATGATCCCGAATCATTCAATGGGGCAAAGATGTTGCGCGATGCAATGCGCAAGAATGACTTTCTGGCCGCGTATGTCGAAGCTCTTTTCTTTACTGAAGTGACCCCTAACTCTGAAGAGTCCATGCAGGGCAAAGACGTGGATGATGTCTCGTTCGATCTGGCGCGCCAACTTATCCACGATTGCGCCATCTTCGAAGCTGCACACGGCCAAGACATCGATTCAGCCTATGCGAGCGCTGGCCATGACTTTTGGCTTACCCGTAATGGCCATGGCGCTGGCTTTTGGGATGGCGACTGGCCAAAGGGGGAGGGTGAACGCATGGATGCCACCTCTAAGGCCTTCGGCGAGTGCGAGATTTACGCGGGTGATGACGGCCTGCTGTACGCAATGTAATCACCCAACCCTGATACACAACCCCAAACGCGCTACCAGTGCCGACTAAAGGAGCAATACCCCATGAACGAAGCAACCGTAACCCTCACCTACAGCAACCCTCGCATGCGCGCAGTGATTCAGGACTGGCCTAGCGGTTCCAAACGCGTCACTGCCATCTTCGAGATAGAACAGACCAAACGCGGCGAGCGCGCTGTGCGCACTACTGATGGAGCGCCCAAAAAGCTTACCTATGAGACCAAAGCGCGCATCGTTGACGGCTCTGATGGCCGTACCTACATCGCTGAATTGACCCTCTATGGCTTCATCACCATCATGCGCGGCGATATGAAGTTCCAGCATGAAGTCATCCATCAGAACAATCCGCGTTTTGATGCCGTTCATGAACTATTCGCAATGGATGTCTAACAGGTCGAAACAGGCCTACGGGCCTGTATGCGTGTCATTCACGCACTGATGAGACCACCGTCAGAACAACTTACAAAAATCGCGCGCGGGATCTCGCGCGGGAAAAATGACAGCCCGATACCACCGGGCACTAAAGGAGAACTATGCGCTATACCGTGCACACGTTCAAAGGTCAGGCGTGGATTCTGGACACAGAAGCCACCTTACAGGCCTATGGAACCCTGTCAGGGCCTCCAGTGGCCATCAGAGACCGTAATGGTCGTATCAAGCGTTATGACGCCATCAGTGCAGCTCGCAGACGCGCTAACCGGCTCAATCGGTCAGCCCAATGATGGAGTCATTCACCAACATGCAAGCTCTTCTATCGTTCGCAGAACGCGCGCAGGGTGACTTTTCCTACCGCTGGTACGGCCTGCGATTTACAGAGGTGATTACCTACGCACCTCGCCATCATCGGGTTTACTCACCCGTCAGCCCGGAGAACTGGAAACCCATTGCGTTTTAGAATTCAATCCTGAACGAACAAAGGAACTCATCTCGCCGATGAAAGTCTTACATTTTCTTCTTTGGTTACTCGCGTTGCTGGCCGTTGTCGTGGTGCCGGTCCTGATTGAGGACTGGCAAGCACGGCAACACCATCAGTCTACAAACCCGCTCCAATCCATCCCCATGGCGTCTATGGAGTGCAATGTTGCACTTGCGCAATCGCCTATGGCTATTCATCAAACACAAGGAGAACTATGTCTAACGACAGCTACCCAAGTTACGCGGAAAGGATCGCTCGCCAAGCTGTAGTTTGCGACATTCTTACGTCGCCAGCTCCGCATCGCAGAGGAGGACCTTGCGGAGCTGATACAGGGGGCACCACCTACCCTCTACCCTCATCACCCTCTGATAAACAGCCTTGATAAGCAGCCCTGATAAAGGGCCTTGATAAACGGCCCTGATAAGCAGCCCAACAACTGATAGGAGACCCTAGAACCCCATGGACGAGACCCGCCAATCCGTTCTCAGCCTCAAAGAATTCCCCTCTGACCTTCTGAAGTCACTCAAAACGGCGGCATTGCACAACGATATGACCCTCCGTGACTTCGTGATCTCCAGCCTCCGCCAAATCGTAGACAATGGAGACAAACAGGCCCCTAATAAAAGAAAGTCGTAACAATAAACGCCTTTTTCGTTGACTTTAGCGCAAGCGATTCACGATGATGGCTACGGGCTACATTTCAATCGAATGGTGGACTGGTTCTCCATCGCCCTTATACCGCTGGCAAAAGGACAACTCCTGTGAAGATGAACAAGACAATCAAAACACTCCGCAAATCCATAGGCGCGCCTGCCAAGGCTGCGTCTGTGGATGAGGTGGAAGTACGTTTCGGCATGCGTCTGAAGTCGCTGCGCCTGAAGGCTAAGCTCACTCAGCAAGACGTTGCCGAACAGTGGGGCATTGATCGCGGTCACTACTCCTGCCTCGAAGCTGGTAGCAAAACTGCAAGTCTACAAATGCTCGAAGTTCTATCCCTTGGGTTCGGAATTACCTTGTCCGATCTGCTCAAAGGCGTATAACGGTCCGTGTAAGGAGGACCTGTTAAGTGGTCAAGAATGTGAAAGTTGTTGCACACCAGTGCAATTGTGACGCGTGTGCCCACATGTGGATATCCATCACCCAACTGCTCCCGGCCATGTGCCCTAGCTGCAAGTCTAGGAAGTGGAACGGGCCTAAGAAGATTGGACGCCCACGTGGTCCACGCGACACCTCCCATGCGTTGCTACCCAAACCCAAAAAAATAAGACAAATCGACTAAAGGACCCACGATGAAACTCGCCTTCATCAACAACCGAATCGATGAACTGGACGCCACCCAAAACCATCTAGCATCCGAAGCTCGCGAGAATCCTCGCGACGATCACTCCGTAGACATAGCCGCCAAGGCCATCGTCCACTTGGAACACGCTCGCCAAATCCTTCTGGCCCACAAACGGGAGGTACAGTGAAACCCTGTTTCGCTTACCTCCGGGTTTCTGGCCTTGGACAGGTAGACGGTGATGGCTTCGACCGACAATTAGCCGCCTGCCAAGCGTATGCTGCAGCCCACAATCTGGTCATCACCGAAATCTTCCGCGAAGAGGGTGTTTGTGGTGCCAACGAGCTGGAGTCCAGACCGGCCTTACAGCGCCTTCTGGCAGCTCTTGAGGCCTCCGACTGCAGAACCATCGTGATCGAGCGCCTTGACCGCCTAGCGCGCGATCTCATGGTGCAGGAAACCATCATTGCCGATCTACGCAAGAGTGGTTATCTGCTGATCTCCACAGCAGAGCCCGATCTGTGCTCTGACGACCCTAGCCGGAAGCTGATGCGCCAAATCTTTGGAGCCATCGCGGAGTACGACCGCGCAATGACAGTTCTGAAACTACGAGGCGCACGCGAGCGTAAACGTGCGCGTCACGGCAAGTGTGAAGGACGCAAAGCGTTCGGCTTCCATCCCTCTCATCCTGCTGAGGCTATTGCGTTAGCTACAGCTCTCACTCACAAAGAGTCTGGTCTGACCTACAAACAGATCGCAGACACGTTCAACACGCGCGCAGTCCCTACCCGATCCGGTAAACCTTGGACGGGTCCCGTAGTCGCAAAGATACTCAAGCGACAGGTTACCTCCACGTAACTTGCGCTACACTTGCGCTTTTAATGCTACAGTTACCGCCAGACAGAGGAGTTACTAAAGTGTCCACAAAGAAAGCTGGAGCTTATGTTCCATTCAAGCCTGCTCCAGATGGGAAATTCTATTGTCCTGAATGCAAGGCCGGACCTTACCAGAACCCGAGAGGGCTTTCCTCGCATCGCCGCTCGGCTCACGGCATTAAAGGCGAGTCCAAAGGAGCCGTGATTGCACGGACCCAAAAGGATGAGCCAACTACAAAGGCCGCCAAAGACGCTGCTGCTCTCCGACGCGAAGAGCGTGACTACAAACGCGAATATCGCCTTCGCAAAAGAAGAGAGGCAGAAGGCCTACCCACTTTACCGGCTCCGGAACCAATCGCAGAGCATGAGCCTCAGCAAGCAACACACCTCGCCACCACAAAGGAGAATGCGCAAGATGCCTCAAAGCTCGGCAAGAAACGTGGTCCCTATAAATCACGAAAAACGAACGCTGCCAGCCGCAAAGAAAAATCTCACACTCGCGAAATCGAAGTCCACATCACCAGCGACAAAGCAGCCCAAGAGTATTACGACCACCGTAACCCGCCGCGAATACCCGAAGCCACCCTCGCCGTTGCCTATGGCAGATTCCTCGAATTTTCAGCGAGTATGGCGCGAGAGTATGACCTACCTTCGAGGCAATTTGCCTCAGAACTCACTGCCCTTATTCGCCGCTCCTCGTAAGTACGGAAACCATATTGGCGTGCCTTGCGTCTGTCCTCATTGTGATGACCGACCGCCATGGCATATCCGACCTTGGAATCGTTGGCGATGGCTTAGTTTCCACATCGCCGTCCGACACGCCGGTAACAAACAAACTACATAATTCCGTGCCTGTATTTCCTCCCACTGCAGAAGGCCGCCGACACTGTAAAGCGTTGCGGCCTCTTTCTTTCCTTCTCCCAAGTCGATTTATCGTCAAATCAACCCGGAAAGAAAGGACTCGACCGATGAAGGATCGAGCAAAATATGAGGAGGCTGATCGCCTTCGTTTGATTCAGAAGAAAGCGCAGCGCGCTGTTCGGATGGAACTGAAGGACTACGACTGGATGAGCCTTGATTCGAAAACCGCATGGAAGATTATGACCATGCTTCCCAAAAATGAAGAACGCCGGGTTGGTTCCTAAGCCACCCGGCTTCACACTCCGCACCCTGCGGCCTTGGCAATCAACAGAGCGATCAGAAGCCCGATCCCGATGGCCACACAATGAGAGAACAATAAAGCGAAGAACACCTGTAGATAGTCCCTGCCCTCATTCATCCCGCCTCCGTTACGATCCGCGCTGAGATGTATATCTGCTCAACTGGACCATAACACTTCTTTTTATGAACGAGAACGGGTTGACAGTCATCGGCAAAGACAACACCCTTCAGAGCATCGAAGACTGCACGCTCCAGCTTATCGATGTCAGGCTTCACAGTAGGCCATAGCCGACGTTTGGAGACGCTTGGCGGCCGCACGAAGGTGAACTCCATCCACACCTCCACCGGGACGTGCTTCGCTGCCATGGGCTCCAGAAGATTGGCCTTGGACATCTCCATGCGCGCGATCTGCGTAATGTTGTGACGGTAGAGCTTCAACTTCTTATTGTCGCTGGTCAGTCGGATGCCTACGCGTGTATTGAACCCACGCATAGAACCCTGCGGCTCCGCCTTGTCATAGACAGTGAAGCTGATCTGACTCATTGCCACACTGCCAGAATGCTCTTCAGGTCCTTCTCTTGTTTCCAGTGGCGTTGCCGGTTCCGTCGCACCAGATCGAACGCTACCTCTTTGGAAAGCTTGTGCTCTTCCATCAGCACGCCCAACACCACCAGATCGATATATGCGTCCATCACCGCTCCTCGATACGCATCACGGCATCTTCGTACTCGGCGTGTTTGCGCAGCTCGATCACACCCAACTCGGCGCGTGCCTCATTCAGCAATTGCTTCCACGCCGGTACGCCACCCAACTGCTTATCGACCGCACGCACCAGCTTGAACAATGCCTCTGTTTTGATCGGACTCATCTCACCTTCTTCGGTACTGACTTCGGGTTATGTTCCAAACCGCTATGGCAATCCATGCACTTCGCCACCACGTTCTCCAGAACATCCGGGCCTCCAGCCCCACGGCCTTTGACATGGGCCATATGCAGCGAATCGAAGCTTCCAGCTTTTAGCCGAACAGGACGCAGGCAGATCACGCACCTACGTCCATCCCGGTTCCAGCAATCGATGCGTAGCTGCTCCAGCTCCAGCCCAACAAGACGAATGGGTGCGGTACTCAATTCACCGTCTCCTTCATCCAGCCCTTCGACCTGAAATGCATTTCGATGGAATCCATCGCCTTGTTCATCCACTCATCTGGATTGAGAATCTTGCACAGAGGGCAGCCGGAAGGCTCCATCTCTCCATCGCTGATGTTCGCCATGGCGCGAAAGATGATCTCCATGTGAATCTCAACCAGAGGGTCATAGGGCACCTTCTCGCCGTCCTTGTTGCGTCCGGCACCCAAAACCCCATGGCGGTTCATGAAGCTCTTGATTCCCGCGCCTGCGTCGTCTCCTACGAACTGCCATAGGTTCCGGCTCTTCAGGCCATTCATGATCTTCTCGCCGTGGTCATCGCACAGGCTTAGATCGAGCGAAATGAATTCAACATCATCCTCGGGAGATGGCAAAGTAGCGCTCCCCATGGTTGATGAAAGTGCTCACCAGATTGAGCTGAACAAGGTCACGCATCGGCCAATGCCAATCCGTCCCAAGGTTGTGAATCAGCTCTTTCTCTGAGAGATCGTAGTGCTCGTTCATCATGTCTGCGAGCAATGCAGATGGCGTCAACTGGCGAGTATGGTGCATCGGGTCCCCTTTTGGCTGTGTAGGCTGTAGCCCACAAATAATATCAGGCTTCCATCCGGCGCTTGAAAGCTTCGTATGCCTCCCGATTGGTCTGGTTGTGGTAGCCCTCGCGCTCGCACAAACCATCCAGAAAGAAGGCGAAGACGTTCGACAGGGCATCCTCCCGCCCGTTCACCTCGTAAGACCATTCGGCGATTTCCACACAATCATCGAAATATCCACGGTTCTCCGGACTCAGCTTCAGCACCACAGTTGGTGCATGTCCGATGTGCTGATCGGGATGCTCCTCCTGCAGGAGTTTGACGAAGCCCTCTTCGGAGTCCTCCTTTGCCGACTCGATCACCTTGGGATCGCTCTGCACCTTCGTAGACAGCAATGCCAACCGGGTCACGTTGGCGCGGGTCATCTCCTTCAGGTCTTCGATATCGACGCCCTTCACCTTATCCAGTACGTTGATCGCTTGGAATGCCGACCGCCGACCTACGCCAAGGCGAACGATCACCCACTCTTCCCATGAGTGGTAAGCAACGCCGGTCGCAGGATGCACGCGCTTGGTCCACAGCAGCCGATCCCGCATCTCCCTGCAGATCATCCCCAACTCAATGAACGAGCGCCGGGTGGTACTCTCAATCACCGCTGCGCGCTCATCCAGTACGCGAGCTGCCTCTTCGTCATCGCCCTCACGAAGATTCATGATGTCCTTCTCCGTGATCTCATCCGCAGGCGGAGTGAAATATTGCACTGCCATAGTCGCCGCAGTCATCTTCATGCGCGCGTGGTGACCCTGCACAAAGCGCAAGTACTCGCCCTTCGTGTGGCCCTTCCGTTTATCCGTCTTGGTAATCATCGCGGTCTCTTCCCCGCATCCGCACTCACACAGCTTCACATCACTCATCAGACCCTTCCCCCTCTCACGATCCATCTATGCCGCCACATCACCCAAAGCCCTCTTTTGAAACAGAAGGGCTTCAGAAAGAACCAACACTCCAGCGGTCCTATCCGCAGGAACTTCATCCCGATACACTCGCAAACTTCTTTCGCGTGCTTGTCGTCTTCGGCTCAAAGTCCACTCGCTCCAGCAGCACACCTGCCTCCTTATCGCGAATCTTCCAATAGATCGCAGCCTGCGGACTGTCGCTCTTGGTCTCAAAGCGCATCTGTCGCACCTGCTTGTCTTCGTCCACCATGCGCACGCCTACGATGAACTCGGCAAAGCCTGCAATCGCGCTCGATCCTCTAGCCAACTGGCTGAGGGTCTTCGTGTCGTCCCAATCTTTGATCGAGTGATGCACCACGCAAATCTGACAGCCAACCTCGTCTCTGATCTGCGTAACCCGGCCAAGAATCTTTCTCATCTCCGTGTTGTCGTTCTCGTCGGCGTTGTGCAGGATGTTCAGCACATCCAGAATGCAGAACTCGATCTTCTTCCGCTGCATCTCTGCGATCAGCGCAGCAAGCTGCTCGTCATCGTCCAGCATCAGGCTCTTGCTCTGCTCGCGGCTGTTCACCAGAAGATTGGTATCCCACAACGTATCGTTAGGATCGAAGCCCATGCCGATCATGGCTCTCCGTAAACGCCTCGCTGTGAGCCCCGGAGCGTCCTCCCTGCTTACCAGCGCCACGCGGGTAGGTTCGGTCACCCTGTAGCCTAACCACTCGCCACCGCCAGCCAGGGCGACTGCGAGACATACCGTAGCAAAGCTCTTACCCGACTTCGGTAATGCGATCACGAACCCGCTGGTATTTTTCTCGATAATGCCCTCCAGCTTCCAATCGATTACCGTGGGCACGTTTTTGATGAACCTCGGCGCGGCTACCAGAAGATCGGAGTTGCTATCCGGCCGTCGCCACACTGGAGCCTTGCGTATCTCCTCCTGCAGCTCTGGAAACTCATGGTTCTCCAGATAGTCTGCAATGTCGTCTTTCGGGTTGTTCAGTGGCAGCTCTAGCCACCTGACGCCGAGGGCATACTTCGAGACCGACGCTGCCACAATGTTCATGTGCTCGCGTCCGGCATCATCATTGTCCGGAACTACGACCACCTTCTTTCCGGCAAAGAACGGTGCAAACTCATCGTTCCATTTCTTCGCACCGAAGGGGCTGGTAGTTGCTGTAAAGCCATGGACGATACAAGCATCGGATTCGCCGAGATGATCGCAGAACGCCTGCCTCACGGCCTCTACGCACTTCTCTCCTTCGACGATCAGAATCTCTGTAGCTCGCAGAACCTCCTGAAGCTGGTACAACACCCTGCGCGTGGTGCCGATGCTGTACTCCCAACTGCTTTTGCCGATGGGCCTGCGTACGCTGATGCGCTTCTTTCCGGTCTCGAAGTTCCTCGTCTTGACGATCTGGTACAGCAGGCGGTTCTGCTCGTCGCGATATTCGTAGATCGCCTCCGGCTTCCCACTGTGCGAGAACTGGTACTTCGTCAGACCGAGGAGCGAGGACACAGCGGCTCCGGCCTCTCCTTCCGATACGCCACTGAAGCGCATTTCGAAGTCCACCATGCCACCGCCAATGTGTTCGGTGTGGCAGTGCCAGACTCCCTTCTCGAAGTTGAAGCTCATCGAAGGGTGCGTGTCGTCGTGGAACGGGCAGCGCGCCATGTAGCTCGCACCCTGTTTCCTGATCTCGCTACCGATGCGAGCCTCGTAGTATCTTCGGGCCTGTTCTGCTGTGAAGTTCACTTCTCTGCGTCCATCCTTACGGGCTTGTTCTTCTTATCGAACTTCGGGTTGTAGGCAGCCAGAGGGCTCTGTGCCAACTCTGCCATCTCTGCCTGCTTGGCTTGTTTGCGTTGCTGTGCGGCCGCCGCCTTGCGTTCCGGGTCTAGTTGCTGATCTTCGTGGAAGAGGCGATGCTTCGGGCAGAATCCCGAACCCTCTTCGCGCACCTTGCCGCAGAAAATCTTCGGCGCGGGAGCGCCTTTCTTCTTTGTGCCGAAGCCGACAACCCACCCGCATCCATCGAACATGCTCATGCCGTCACCTCTGGGATAAATAGCGGCAACTGCACCTGTTGGCTTTCAATCTTCTCCAGCCAGCGTTGCGCCTCCTGCCAGTCATTAGCGTTGCGTCCATTTCTTCGCGCATGGAAGCTCCACGCCATAGAGTCGGCTGTAGCCAACAATAGTCGGACAAGTCCGGAACGTAACGCAGTGGTCTTCAGGCCGAAGCCATGCAGCTTCAGGTCTGGTCTTTCGTGATGAATAGACAACAACACCTCTTCAATCGACCGCGCATTACCATTACGCTTGCAGACCGATCCCACACCTACCCACATCCCTTGACGCAGGCGATCTCCGTACATGCGGATATGATCCACGTACTCCGTCGGCTTATAACCCTGCAGCACCGGCATGATGTGTACGGGCGAGGGAATGACCCTTAGAGCGTCATAGCGCTCTACCGTCATCTGCTGATGCTGTTCTACCGTGCAGCCGGTCTTCTCCAGCACAAAGGCCTCACACATGTAATCCTGCGCGACTGCGGCCAGCAGGTTCCCATTGCCATGCCAGCGTGCGATCTCAGCCGCGTACTCTTCTACGCTGTGCCGATAGCGACCATGCCGCGCGATCTCTGTAAACGCTCCCGAGTCCATGATCCAATCCGACACTGCGAACTTTCTACGCGGCTTCAGCCGATTGACTGAAAGAAACGATGCATCGAAGTGCTTCGCGTCCGATGGTTGGTGAAGGCCCACGAAGAATCTCATCGGTTCATCCACCATTCCAGTTTTTCTGTGCTCTTGAACAGGTGATCGATCCAATCGACGTACTGCCGTTGGTTGTCGTTCTTGCCCATATGGAAATCGCTGCTGGTCAGCTCATCGATGCACATGCCCATCATCTCCTCAGCTTTGGCCAGATTGCCGTCCGTCTTCTGCAGGCAGTCCTCCAAGCGCAGGAGACCCTTGTCCATGCGCTTCTCTGTCAGGGTGTAAAGTTTGGGATTCTTGCCGGTCTGCTCGATGTAGTAGGCGAAGAGTCGTTTGATCGAACTCCTCCTAGCCGCCTTAATCTCTGTTGTAGTCTCTGTTGTAGTCTCTGCAATTAAAGATGGTACGTTTCCGCCCATCCAGTTGGGCGCTTTCGTACCATCTGGTTGG